GAGTATGGATGGAAATTGGCTCTTATGCCAAATGATGTGTGGTACAACTAATTACATTTAAAATTTCAAATTATGACAGAAAAGATTGATATAGCGGAAATCCTTAAGGATAAGCCAGCAAATACGAAGCTATATTCTCCTTTGTTTGGTGAAGTAGATTTTTCACATGTAGGTGGCGATAATATAGCTGTGGAACATCATGGAGGTATATCATTATTCTTTAGTAGTGGCAGATTCTTTGATTTAGATGAATCAGAGCCGTTATTATTCCCTTCAAAGGAAATGCGTAATTGGTCTAAATTCGCTTGGAAGAAAGGCGATGTGCTTTATAGTGCAGGATTGAAAGAGTATTGTGTATTTAATAAGTTTATAAGCGATGGCTACTTGATGTTCATTAGCAAATACAACGTTGATGAAAACACAAAAAGAGTTGTGCCTAAGACGTATGACCCAGATAAAAACACAGTCAATTATGAAAAAGTATCTGACGAGAAAGTAACTGAGATTATTTCCTTGATAGAAGAGCACTATGGTGGTAAGCTAAACCTCAGTACATTGGAGATAGAAAAGCAGTCTGAGTTCAAGGATGGGGATATAGTAGCCCTTGTGGTACGAAAATGTACACATATTGCTATATTCCAATCGAGACAAGAGGCATATATAGGATTCCATGCAGTTCTTTGCCAGAATGATGAGCTTCTTCTAGAAGAACCATTCAGAGAAGATGTTGGAGATATTGAACTTCGCCTTGCTACGGACTCGGAAAAGCAGCAACTCTTTGATGCTCTCGAAAAGGAAGGCAAAGCTTGGGATGCTGAGAAGAAACAGATTGTGGATTTGAAGCCAAAGTGCGAGTTTAAGCCATTTGATAAGGTACTTTCAAGAAGATGTTCTGAAGATTATTGGGTATTAAACTTCTATTCACATAAGACAGATTATTATCATATATGTATTGATGGAAGTTCAAACTTGTATTGCATCCCTTACAACGAAGAGACAGCACATCTACTAGGAACGACTGATGATTGGGAAGGAGGTGAGCAATGATTAAGCCAGTTACTATGTATTCTGTAATATGTGATAGATGCGGAAAAGCCTTCATTGATGAGTTTAATGGCATTGCAGCTTGGTTAGACGAAGGTACTGCCAAAGAGCAAGCAATGGAAAGTGAATGGGCAGAGATAGGCGATAAGCACTACTGCCCAGACTGCTATGAGTTTAACGATGAACTTGATGAATATGTTCCTAAAAAGAAAGGAGAAAGAAAATGAAACAGAAATTATTAAGCATTAAATATAGATTAGTTGCTTTATGGTGGTTCTTAACAAGAAAGAACTACTATCTTCTGTCATACAATGACAGAAAAAGTGAATTTTTGGAAAGCACCAATGTAGTAATTCCAGAGTTCATTGAATGGGTAAGAAAGAAGCATGGTGTACCTACCAACAATGAGATAATCATGGAGTTGAAGAATATCGGCAACCTCTGTAGAAGCACGGATATTCTTGCCTATAATGAGATTAAGGCATTGATTGAGAAACTTGAAAAGTAAAGCGTATGAGCAGAAATTTAATGAGAATGGCATGGATGATGACAGCTATGTCAGCTTATGTACAAGATAGCGTTTTTGGAATCCAAAGTCCTAGACTTGATACATCAAAAGGAAGCATCCCTTCTGACAAGCAGAAATGCCAGCCAAAGGCGCAGCATGAGTTCACCATCAAGGGAGTTAAGATCATGGCAGCTTCTAAGAAGGATGCTATCAAGAAGTTTAATCATCGTAAAAAGTAAAGCGTATGAATAAATTAGAATATATTCCAGGAGATATAGTAAAAATTGAATATGGAGAAGCTACTGGAAAAATAGGTTTCGTAACAAATACTTTTTTAAGAAGAAAAGGTTGCTATAGTCTTGTCGTATTTATTGGTAAAGGGTTTCAAGGTTCTTCTAAAGACGATTGGATTCAAACTTATAATGATGAGGTATCTCCGATTCCTCTCACTACTGAGATTCTAGAGAAGAATGGATGGGAGAGAAAAGTGATGAGCAGAGGAATAAAGAATAGTCATTTGGTATATACAAAACCCGATATTGAAGAATATGGATATTTCCCTATCTACATAGAAACAGGTATCAGTAAAGAGTTTGATGTATATCCGTTTACATACAACAATGTACGTACACAAATTGCATACATTAAGTATGTTCATCAACTTCAGCACCTTCTCTTCGGTCTAGGACTTAACTCAGAAATGGAGGTGTAGGTATGAGTGTAGCAACACAAGTAAATCACCATTGCCCTTTCTACGGAAGAAAATGTTACCAATGCGGTTATTGGAATCGTAGAGGAAATGAATGTGAGATAATAACTCATTCAGACAGAAAGATTTGATGTTTAACCGCCTTCGGGCATAAATATAAGTAATATGACAGAAATAGAATTATACAACGAATTACAGAATGTAGAAGGTCGCTTAAAGATGGCGGATTCACAAATATCAGAACTTCGCCAAAAGAAGAATGATATAATGGGCGACTTTCTAAGTTTATTACCTTTTCAGAAAGGTGACAAGGTGAAAGATAAAAATGGCAATATCTTTATCCTAGAACGTCTAAAAGATGCCATATCTCTTGGCAAGAATGAAATCAAGGTTCATTTTCTTATCCGAAAAATAAAGAAAAACGGAGAACCTTATCAATGCGCAAACGAAGCTTGGGGAATTGATTATTTTTCCCTTGAGAAAGTAGTAGAGTAATAACTATCCTGCAAAGGATATAAATGTAAGTAATATGGAACAAATTTCATTAGAAGACAAAGTTAGTGAAACTTTGGGTTGGCTCGCAAATCAGATTGCGTGTATCCAAGTATATAAAAAGTGGGACGAAGAATTTAAAAAGGAAAGTCTCAATAATGCTTGGCAAAAAGTTCAAGAACAATTTAAAAAAGACATTGATTGGAATGCTCTTACGGAAAGTCAGTGTAAGGCTTTACATTTTGGAAGTTGGCAATCCGAAGAAGATGTTGAGGAAGAAATTTCTTGTTTACAATCTGCATTAGAAAAGGGACACCTTACAAAGGAGGAATTTGATAAGAAGGTTGCCAACGAGAAAAATACTCTTGGACTTCGTTTGATTCCGCTATATCTCTACCCTTCATTGCCTATAGGTATCACCCTAACGTCTATTGGAGGAGAAGAGAGAGTTTTTGATGGCTCAAACATTAGTACTGATATTAGATTTGGATATATGGCATGGGGTATTAAGCCGAAAAAAGATTAACTAACAGCCTCTCCATTTTACAGGGAGAGGGTAAAAAGAAGAGAATATGGCACTTAAATGTAAGACTTGCATATACAGAAAGAAGGATATGAAGAAAATTCTTTTCTATTGCAAGAAAAAGCATATAAGAGTAGGAGAGCGAAGAAAGTCTTGTGAGTTGTATGAACCAAAGTAAAAAGGGGTAGTTGCCGCTACCCCGAAAAAGATTCATTCTGCTTATACTAAGAAAGAAAAGCAAGTCCCATTTTTGGGATAGATGCGCTTTCCGTTCCTAATGATGTACTTGCAGAAAACACGAACCTTGTTGTCATTTGGATTCTTTTCCATCAAAAGTCCCTCCATCGTTTATTCCAGACTTCTCTATCTGGGGGAATACTGCCCACTACAAAGCAGTACAAGAAAAAAGCCCCTAAGCGGCAACTAAGGGGCTTTGTAATCTCCTTGAACAGAGGAAGAACGGCGTGTAGTGTCGCCGATGGGGGACTATGATGTCCTAGAATCCGAGTGCAAAGGTAGTCATTTATATGATAATATAAACAATAACAATGTTAATGTGTTTTAAATATGGTCTAATTTAGACTACTCTAAAATAATATATAAATTTATAGTTAAGTATGGACAGAAATCAAGCTAAAGAATTTTATCCTATTCTGCAAGCTTTTGCAGAAGGAAAGGTAATTGAGTGTAGAACAAAACCGAGTGCATTAAGCAAAAGCTGGCGAGGTATGAATGATTGGACGGAAATGAAAGAGATTGAGTTTTGGAATAATACAGAATACCGCATCAAGCCAGATAGTAAGGCGAAAGCAAAGTACCGCCCTTTTGCCAATGTAGAAGAATGTTGGACTGAGATGAAGAAGCATCAGCCCTTCGGGTGGATAAAGTCTAAGGAAGATGGAAGTCGTTCCTTAATTACTCTTATTATTAGCGAAGAAAATATAGATATAAATTGTATCGGTGGCTTTACTTTGGACAAAATTATGAAAAGATTTACCTTTGCCGACGGAACAGTCTTTGGAATTTTAGAGGAGGAATAGCTTATGTATAGACCGATTACAATGTATCAGATTGTTTGCGATAGATGCGGAGAAGTATTTGGCGGTACAGATACTTGCTCTGCACTATTCAATAACAAAAAAGTCGATATTGGTGACTACTCTGATTGGGAAATGATAGATGGTAAGCATTATTGTCCAGATTGTTATGAAGTAGAAGTTATAAACGGAGTGTATAATGTTAAAGCAAAGGAGAAATAGATATGGAAGTATTAAAAGACATAAGTCAGTTAACAAAAGGTTGCTTAGTGACATTTATTAAAAATGATAAATTCCAATTCTACGAGTACCTTATGGTACACCCTAATTGTGAAACCTATTATCTTTTTATAGATAACTGGACGCAAGAAGTTGTACGAATACACGTCAGCGAACTCTTAAATGGAGATTACTATATAGGTAAATATGATACTGTTTTCGTTAATAGAAAGATGATAGAATTTTATAAACGTATGATTCAGTGTCACGAGAATAGAATTAAAGAGAGTTTAAAGAAAAATAGTTATGGCAACCTATAGAATAGTAGATATGTATCGCAAAAGCAAGGCTGTTAAAGGCATACATTACGATTCTCAGGATAATCCAATCCTTGCTTATCGTGTAGATAAGAGACATTCATTGTTATTTGGACTTATCCATTATTGGGATTATGGTGCATATAACCTTTGCCCAGAGTATTTGTTTTCTTCGATTGATAAAGCAGAAGAAGCTATATTGAAGGTAGATAAAAGTAAAATAATAACAATTTTATATGAATAGCTTATGAAAGCAGAAAATATCAAGTTCAAGGCTAAACGTCTTGACAATAATACTTGGGTAGAAGGTTACTTCTATGCTGAATGTGGTAACACTTACATCATCGAGGATAGGCAGAGTGAATCAATGCTTAATAGAAACGAGGCACATCAGGTTGACCCTTTAACGGTCTGCCAATTTGCAGGATTGAAAGATTGTGAAGGCAATGAGATTTGGGAAGGTGACATACTTTCAAATGTCACCAATGATAGTCCTGACGGAATAGTAGTGTTTAAATATGGCGCATTTTGTTTGCTCGCTAAGAATGGTCGTGACTTTTGCGTTGCACTAACATACCTTCTGAGTGAGAATGATTCATTAAATAGATTTAAGGTTATTGGCAATAAATTCGATAAGAAGTAGCATGGAAAAACAAATAACAATTAGTTTAGATTAGTACAACAAACTCATTGATATGCACACGAAAAGAGAGGAACTTCCCGAAAAGATAGAAGTAAAGAAGTTCACATCAAAGTGGTGGAAATGGCTCAAAAGAGCATCGTATTCACTCTTTCACTACAACAAGAATGTTGAGCAACAGAAGCTCATCAAGCGTTGTATTAATGAAATGTCAAGTGTGTTCCTCGGTAATCTGTATGGTTATTGGCGAGGTGATTTATCTGACTATCTCAAAGATAGAAACAATTTTGAGTATTTTATGAGACGTTACGAAAATGATGCCTATCGTCACGTAATGGAATGGTTAGATAAAAAGAAGTAGCGTATGAAGAATAAGATTTTAAACTTAATCAAGTCAGCCGTTTGGTTTGTCTTGTGTTTGCTTGTAGGTGCATTGATTTTTGAGGGTGTCCGCTCTTTGGCTAATAGCAATGAACCTGCAAAGGAATTTAGTACAACAGTATTTACTAAGAATGGGCATGACTATCTGCTTGTGGACACGAAACACGGAGTTTGTGTTATTCACGCAGAGAGCTGCCATTGTCATAAAAAGAAATAGCGTATGAAGGTTAGATTAGCAAAGAAGATAATGAAGCATAAATGTACTTTCCTCGATTTAGAAGAGAAGTACAAAAAGAAAGGGTATAATGTTAAGTGGTTGCTTGCATGGGCATCTTACGATAAAAGAAAGATGTGTCGGAATGCCTTACCATTCGATCACCGCATCACCAAGGCGATAAGTTTAACAAGAAAGAAATAATGGAGGAAAAGTAATATGGAAGCAGGACAATTTTTAGTGCTATTGTTGTCGTTTTGCGCTTTAGCATTACATATCAAGAATCGTAGAAGAAAGGGTTAATTATGAACAAAACAGATTTACATTCATCATTACTCTTCCTAATGCTTAAACTGGAAGAGGCAAAGAATAGCTCGATTCAAGACAAGAACTTTGTCTTGGCATTGACGGAAGTGCTCAGATATTTCCGTGATAACGGAGAGTTAAAGAAAGCCTATGAAATCCAAAAGGATTCTTTTATAGACCTTGCTAAAGGTAATTGGGCGAAATGGATAATGGAGATTCTTGCATCTAAAACGCAAGAAGAGGGTGTTGATGCAGAATTACCAGACATTAAAGCCTTAATAAAGGAATGCACTTCTGATGAGTTCATCGAAAAGAAAATCAAGGATATTCTTGGCGAGTAAAACAATCAATCCCCACCTAGCTTCACAGCCGGGTGGGGATTTTTAGCTAAATAAACAAACGTCTAACCTATAAAAACAAAAACCTAAAATTATACCTAAATCAACTTATCTATGAACTTATCCAAATCCTTTTCATACCAAACAAGTTCGGTCCAGCCCTTGCGCTTCCGTCCCTTAGGGAGCCTGCCTTCTTTCACCAGCCGGTCAAAGGTAGCCCTGGAAACTTGGACATAACCGCAAGCCTCAGCTTTACTGATCGGCTCATCCTTGTTGGCAATCTGATGCAGGAAATTCAGCATCATTTTGTTCTGAAGCTTATTGGTAAGGCATCGCCCCGACTGAATCCGCTCATGAAATTCCATCAGGAGCGAGTCTATCATTTGGAGTTCTTCGCTAATCTTTCCCATAAGCTAGCACTTTTTATTGTGATACCAGAAGGCAAAGCCGATGGCACATACTGCCAACAGAAAAAGAAATCCGATATAGCATCTTCCCAGTGTCATTAATCTCTGCTCACTCTTGGTAAGCTGCCGCTCAACTGGTACTGGCACGGAAACTGAATCACGCTTGATGATGGTATCAAGCTTCACCTTATATATATTGCGGTATCGGTCCCGATAGGCAATCTTGCTTATCACTACGGTATCACCCTTCTGATACACATACACCGAATCCTTCACATACACACTATCCATTTTTGCGATAGTATCACTTCTCACAATATACTCAGTATGATACTCGGGAACCTTCACATACTCCTTTGTCTTGCAGCCAGTGAATACCAGCAGGATAACTCCAACCACCAAACCGATGCAAGCCCATTTCCAAAATCTTATGTTATACCACTTCATACGCTATAGATTTTTATATTCCTCTTTCGCATTAAAACAAGGGCACATCTTCTTCCACTTCGACTTGTCTGCACCCCAAATATCACGATGCCCCATAATCGCCGCATTCGGATATTTCTTCTTCAGCGTTTTAAGCAGGGTAACCAGTGCATCCTTCTGCTCCTTGGTTCTGTTATCTACAGCCTTTCCCTTCGAGTCGATACCGCCTACATAGGCAATATTGATGGAAGTAGAATTATATCCCTTCACACCGTTGCTAACCATTTCTACCGGTAACATCTGATGAATGGCACCATCCTTGGTAATCACATAATGATAGCCGGGGTTCTTCCAGCCCTTGTGCTTGAACTCATCCCAAAGCTCCTTCACGCCCCATTCCTGAGAAGAGGCAGTACAGTGAACGAAAATTCTCTCAATCAGTCTCATACTTTGCCCTCCTTCTCCTTTTCCAGTTCCTTCATAATCTCGGCAAAAGCCCTAGCAAGGTCCTCTTTGTTCTCCAGAAGAATGCTTACCGTTTTCTCCTGCTTCCGTATCTCTGCCTTCTGCCAGCTCTTCTCTCTTACGCTTACAAATTCACAGAACACGCAATAGCCTGCCCATATCATAGAGAAGACAGGGAAGGGGAGAACCGTACAGGCTATCAGGTCTATACAGACCGTCACCATGAAGGGAGAGAAGTATTTCCTCGCCTTGTCGCAAGTCTTCTTGAATCCTGTACTTGTCGTAGCCAGTCCGTTCTCCTTCGCTTTCTTGATGCCAAAGAACAGGTCCACGCCCATAGAAATGATAAGAGCACCCATGCAGATGGCAATAACCAATGCCGATCTGTACAGGTGCTCTTGCAAAAATGTATGAATAATCTCTGTCATATATACCATTAATATTGATTAATGGCGCAAAGATAAGGGGTTTTCAGATAGCTTTTTCCGTGTTTCCGTCTAACTGTTCATGTACCACCAAATTTTATCGGTGGGGTGATTGGTTGACTCGTCGCAGAGGAAACTCACTGATAGTTCGGAGATTCTCTTCTTCAGGGTCTCCTTGCTTCTCGACCATTTGCCAATCACATCAATGTTTTCTGCAAACATCTTATTCATGGTCACGGCAAAATCCCACATCGTGTAGTCGGGAATCATCCAAGCCTGCTTGTCGTACTCCTCCTTCATTTCCTTGTAATCGAAGAATGGGGCGTACTCCTTGGTCACATCATCTTTGAAATAGTAGATGTTGGCGATGCAGGCTCTTCCCAGCTTCTCATCAAAGTGATGTCTTCTTTCCATCCAGTACAGAAGGTTTCTCTGTACGATTCTCTCTTCTTCTTCCGAAAATCCGCATTCTCCATTCTGAAACATCTGGAATGCGGCATTTGCTACGTGTGATAGCGATCTTGATAAATCCATAGGCATATAATATTAATGTAAAAATGATAAATACATGGTGCATCTCCAACTGCTCAGGAGTGATGAGCCAGTGCTGATAATACAATCTGATAGCGTTGATACCGAAAAAATAAAGGAAAGGAATACGGAATATCCAGCAGTATCTGAAGAAGAAACTCACCGGTAGCATGCAGAGTGGCATATAAATGTATGCCAGGAAGTAAATCCAGATGATGCAGTTTCCGTTATCATTCGTATCAAGTATGGTAGGTCTAGGACAATGCCCATAGTCCCATACACCATACCAATGCCACAACATCAGTGGTATCGGTGCCCATTTTGCCAGGAGTTCATAGAATCTCCAAATCTTACGGCTCAGCAAACCTTGCAGAACCATCCTTTGCTCCTCTTCCGAGAGAGCGTTGTCAATACTCTTTTTCATCTTGTTTCATTTTTAAGTAAATTCAGTTGATTCAGTTGCTGTTTCTTAGAAAACGGTAGCTAAATGTTTCAGTCGGTGCAAAGTTAAAAAGATTTCTGCACAAAACCATAAAAAGTGAGCAAAATATTAAAATATATTATTTATTTGGACGTATTCTAGATTATTTGTACCTTTGCAGTACGATTTAACGAGTAAAGCGTATGACGAAAACCAATTATAGCTTGACGGAAAAGCAACGGGAAGACCTGATGAAGACTTATCGTGAGGTAGCACCAACCTGCCACACCGCAAAGGAGGCGTGGGCGAAGATAGTATCTCATCCCGCACCGAGATATTACGTGAATCCCAAACAGGCATTCGAGAAGCTCAGAAAGATGGTGGTAGGCGATTTCTCCGAGGTGGATGCCATGACGGAACCGAGAAGGAGAATGTACTATTCTCTGTTCGATAGATTGAACGCAGTATCTCAGAAGAAGGAGTTTATCGGGCAGTCGCTCCATTTCATCTGCCAGTTTCTGGTAGGAGAGCCAGCCCCCGAATTCTTCCTGTCTCCTCGTTCTGCAGAGGATATTTTCTATAATTGCAAGCGATATGGGAAAGGTTACAGGGATGGTAAGCATGAATAGTTTCAGATTGAAGGCGTTTCTTTCGCTCATCTGCATCGTTCTTTGCACTTGGCATATAGGTTTCTATCACGGATGCCCATGGGAGAATCATCTACTATACAGTTTCTTCCACGTCAATGGATTTCATCTTGTCATCAATCTGCTGGTACTCTGGCAGATCAAGGGCAGAATTTCGCCTGTCAAGGCTTTTGTGGTAGCCGTAGCAGCCAGTTATCTGCCGATGTTCGTTACCGAACCAACGATGGGTTTGTCTGGGTTCCTCTTCGCCGTCTTCGGTGTGATGTGGGGCAGGACAGGACGATGGAAAGATGCAATCATAAAGGCTGGACCCTTCATCCTCTTCACGATGCTGTTGGACAACGTTAACGGATGCCTCCACCTTTATTGCTTCATCATAGGTTATTTGATGGAATGTTTCATAATCTACATAGAACGGAAACGTTCAGCATAAGTTTGTTAGTGTTTTAATGTCGAAGGCGACTGCTCATCACGAGTAGCCGCCTTCTTGATGTTATCAAACTTATGGAAGGAATTATCTTATCTTGTCTTCCCTTCTGCTCTGGGTCTCTATGATGGACCCGGCAAAGGAATCGCTTGCCTTGAAGTTCTTGAAAGAATACTCCAGCTTGAAGTATTTCCACGGCTTACCGAAGAGGCTCTTCAGCGCAACCCAGTCCTTGCCGTTGTTGGAGCCATAGACTGTTACACTTACCGTGCCGGCATCTGAATCGAAAAGATGCTTCAAGCCTCTCAATGATTTCAGAATTGTAGAGCCGCCCAGTTTCAAAGGTCGGGTAGTCATTACGCAGTCATAGTCGTTGGCATCATCCTCTGCCAATGGAATGTTGGTAAGGGAGTAAACGGTACTATCATCAAACTGAATAAGGTTGTCTGGATAGTTGTTGGCTACCGTTCTACAGAAAATCTTGCTACTGGTATAGTTGTGGGAGATAGAGAAAATCTTATCCACCATATTATATACATAGTGATAGCTGGTCTTCTTGTTGAATATTCTCAGCAGCGAAGCCTTGTAGTCATAGGCTATCAGGCAGTTCTCCAAGAAAGTCTTGAAAGGCAGGAAGTCGCTTGGCAGTCCTCTGTTCTTTCCACCGCTCAACTGCCCCGATACGCAAATCGCCTCGCCGCCCGAGGTTGCCATCAATCCCTTTTCTGACGTGAAGTAAACCACCTTGTCGGTAGGGGTGATGGAATCAGCATTGTTGCAAACCTCTCTGGATATAGGGTGTATGCTGGAGTAAAGTCCCTCTGCATTCACGCTCATGGCATAGATGCCTTCATCGGTAAAGACGAGCAGAGGATATTGACCGAACTGTCCCTGACTTACCGCCTCTGTATTAGCCACGATACCAAGAATCTTACCAGTACCCACGGTGTTATCGCCCGATGCCTCAAATACAAACGGATTGTTCACTACGGAAGTGAAAATCTGGGAATCAAGATATTCTGGCTTATTGAGATTCTTGACAAGTTCGATTATTTCATCTTCGGTCTTGTTTTCAAACTCTGCATCCCCTTCAGCAGACGGAAGATTGGTGAACGAATAGGCGCCATTCAGCATTGGATGCACAACCAATGGGATTCTCAGGCATTTGCCACCAGAATAAAGAATGATTTCGGTAGCGTTTGGGTCTGGATAATAAATCCATCCACGCAGGAACGACTTATTCACAGAAGCGATATTCATCGCCCAAGTATCAGAAGTATTTGTTACGATATGGGTGTACATATAGTAATGCTCATCATCCGTCAAGTCTCTTCCTGTAAAATTCGAGAAACCTTCAAATGGATAGCGCAACAATCCGATAGCTTGAAGTCTGCCGTTATAGGTGTATAGTCTTTCTGCAGTAGCCTTTGCCCATCCGTAATAATCATCAACATTCAGTTGGGTTTGTGTCGTAAGATTCTCAACAACTCCTTTCCCAATGAACATTCTATCTCCGTCCTTTATTCCGTTAACCGAGTAATGCCAGTTTCCATCCATAACCTTATCCGATGCCTTTACTGAAAACAGTTTGTAGAACTGTGATTTTGTCAGCAGTTCATCTATGATTTCCTGGTCCGTTTTATATTCCGGCTGAATTTCACTATGTACAGTGATGGTCTGGGAAGCCATCGCTTGCTTGTCGTAGTTAAACGGAAGCTCTCTATACTTGTCGTAGCCGAAATTAGCGGAAGGTTTCATATAGGTGTCGTTTGGAGAAACTAATTTCCAACCGCTATCTAAACGGAATGGCAGGACCTGATCAGAGGCAAAGACTACAATTTCTTTGATGATGTCTCTCCAATCATTGCTTATCGGTTCAAACTTGAATTTCAGTTCGCTATACTCGATAAAGTAAAAGATACTTTCTTTTCCTGCCATTTGCCTAAGATCCATATAGGTGTTATGGGTACGGTCGAAAGTCGCAGAGCTGAAACGGCAATTTCTGTTAATGGTAGGATAGCAGATATATGGGGTGGTAATCTTGGTATAAGAGCCATCGAAGAGTCTGAATGCGCACCTGATAAAGAAAGGGAACGCAAACATATTCTTGCTTTTTACCCAGCTGATAGCTTGGGCAACATGCCCTTGAACTGTTTCCTGAAAGCCTTTTTCGTGAGAGCCGTCTGTAGATACTTTGATGGAGAAATGGTGATACGTACCTTGTTGGAATATTCCGCTAGGTTCATCGCCAGCGGCATGCAGGAATTTACCATTCGCATCATAATAACATTTCCAGGCATCAGGTCCATCTACATCATTTGAAATATTCATCAGAGTTCTTTCGCTCTCTTCTGGTATGTAGTTGTTGGTTGGCTTCTCGAAGGTGAAGTTGCATTTCAGGTTAGGGATATTCATTCCCAAATCCTTGTAGGTATCTGATTTATAAAGGATGTATCTCAGTCCATTATCTGTAGCCAGTACCAGCGTATTCCCCACCGCTTGTGCATCCTTCACTTCTCCGTCACCCTCAAATGTACCTATCGCCGTTTTGAGGTCACTCTTCTTGTAGCATCTGATGGTATATTTGTTTGTTCCGGGGTCTCTGTCATAGGTAATGATATTCTCGAAGTCTGCCATTTTATGGACAAACAAAATCGTGCCGCTCACAGTGCCGAAAGGCTCCATCTTCTGAATCGGGACCATTTCACCATTCCTATATATGATGTTTTGAGAATAGGCAAGCTCGCTATCCTCACTCAGTAAGTCACTCGGTACGTTCGTCATACCCTTGCTGAAACTCAAAGTCTTTCTATCCAAGTTTCTCTCCATAACTCAATATCTTTAAATTTTCGCAGCAGAATGAACACCATCACCACCGCTGCTTGATCTTTCCTTTTGTTTCCACTTCGGCTTTTCCATATCGTTGGCACTTACCCACAAGCCGATGGCGGTACTCATCAGTACATCATCATGGTTTCCGCTGCCCACGATATTGCCAAGACTTCCATCATCGTGCCGCTCGTAGATTCTCAGCTCATGATACATTTCCTTATCAGGCTCATCCCAGAGCATATCATCCACGAACTGCTCCAGATTGTCAATCACCCAACCCTTCGTCAGCTTATTGGTCTGGAATCCATACTTGGCAAGCACATCATCGCTCACGTCCTCAGGACTTGTGGTGCGCTGATACAGATTGTCGTAATAGTCGGCTATCTCGTTCAAGATACTTCCGAAGTGGTCGCCTTCCGTATTGTTGTTCTTCTCTCTATCTGCCGTGTTGCTCTCGATTACCAGCAAGGCATCATCATAGTAATGAGCCAATGCTGCCGCCATCCACGCCAGCTTGTCGTGCCTTACGTGTCCTCGCCATCTTGCCACCACCTTCGGTTTACCCTTGATGGTAGGCAACATCCCGAATCTGTCTATCACCGTCATCACGGTATAGTCGGAAGTCGAGGATTTACCGCCAATATCCACGCTCACCAAGTATCTATTCTCTACTTTCAGACAGTTAGGTACTGCCCAGATTTTCAAGTCTCCATCACCATCTGTTCGGATGCTGATCTTCGACTTTTCGATGGAAGATTCATTCTTGTTACCGTCAATGATGATGTCGGCGGTATAGATTGGCTCACGCTTATACTTCTTCTGCAAATCATCAATAGAGTAGGGGTTGAAGACCAGATTACCAGAGTTTCGGAAGGCATCTTCCTCATCCACTGGTGCCTCGGTAGCACAGAAGGAATGGGTGGTAAACTTATTGCGGAAGTTTCTGTACCACTCGATAGCTTGGAAGCAGGCTCCCTTCTCCCACATTCTCCAGAAGAACTTGCCAGTTTCTCGGTAGCCCTTCGGATTGGTACTCTTATCCTTGTTTTCCAAAAGCCATTTGGCAAAGGCTCGTTCACTCTTCACTTCCTCCATATCGTGCTCGATGAAGAAGCAAGGGATGAATAGGAAGGAATAGGCATCGTTGTTCTTTGGGTCCATAGCCAACTGGCATTTCTCGTAGAAGAAGCCAGAGTTACCCTTGCCGGTACTCTCGAATACCTCCAAGTTATCCTCCTGATTTCTGATACCACCCGAGATAGAGGAAATCACACCCTCAGGATCATGCTCTGGGGTCTTCTTCCAATAGGCAACCTCAGAATAGTGGGCACAGTGGAAGTTGCTACCACGCACGGAATCGAAGTTCTCGAAGGATGCCACGGTCAGCGTACTTCTTCTGATTGCTCTTATTCCGTCTGTCACCTGAAAATCATCAGGCGAGTTCTCGTAAGGAGAAAATTGAAGCTTGGCTCCTGGGCATCCGATTGTCCATCCCGGCTGGTTCTCCAAAGCCTTTCTGTACATCGCCTTGATTTTCTTCGCCGTATTCTTCTGCTGGGCTAGTACGATGGCGTTCCATCCGTCCTTGCGGAAATCCTGTAGCCACTTGATGTAAAGCTGTGTGAGTGTAGAACCGCCCCACTGTCTGGCTTTCAGAATCACTACTCGGATAGCCCTTTTGCTGGTTCTTAAATCCTCAAAAATCTTCAAGAGCTTGCGCTGGGGATAGTTCAGCTTGAAAGGTATCATGTCACCAGTTACCTTATCCTCAATCTTGTCGGTAGCAAACAGGGCAAACTCGGGGTCTTCCCTGAATCTCACCTTCATAATCTCGAAGGTCAGCACCATCTTCAACTGCTTGGTGTAGTAACTCTTCTCGTTATACTCCTTGCCCCATACTTGGATGATGTACTTCTTCATGCTGCCCAACCGTTTCAGACCTATATATAATAAGGTACGCATACATTCTTTGGGAACCCACATCTTCGGAATCATGAAGTCGGGCAGTTCGAGCAGCTCCCTGTGCTCGAAATCATAGCAGCCTTCACCCGTCCAAGGGTTGTAGGTTCCGTAAATCTCATCGTATCGCCGCTTGTTTTCGGCTACGAGTTCGTCAATATCTACTTCTCTAACTAATGCCATCGCCCAATTCCTTTATTTCCTCAAAATCTGCATCCTGTATCTGTGGCACCTGAGTCACGTCCAATCCATTGTTGTCTGTCTTGGTTCTTCCCAGTGCCGCCAACTGCTTGAAGTCTTCATCCAATCCATGGGTCACGCTCACCTCGCTCTGCTTTGGTATCATGTGCTTGGTCAGGTTAGCATAGATGGTAACGTATGTTTTCGGGTCGTATTCTGCCAACTGGTTCATACAATCCTCAAACTTATCCTGATGTCGGGCTAGGAAGTCACGGATAAATTCTTTCTGTGCGCTCTTGCTCACTGGCAGGATCTTCTTTGCCTTCTCACGTTTCTCCTGCATGATTTCTCTTACCGACTTAATATCATCAAACTCTCCCATAAGCTTCTCCTTCTCTTTTTTATCCAAATGGCTTTAGTGTATGAACCAGCATTCCTGCTTTGCTGGCACTCGCTGCATCCAGTATCTCCAGTTCTTCATCGTTCATTTCCTCCTGCTTCGAGACGGTAAGCGGATCCTTGCTGGTAAGCGTAAGCAGGAAATATTCATAGAGGGCACCAGCCACGATGTAGCTGTGGATATGTTTCACAAGCTCGTCATACCGTGTGTCGTCCCAGTAGTCGGGCATGTTCAGCCAGATTTCCTTCTCATCCCATTCCTTCAGGGCATTGTCTCTTACCACTCCCTGTGGTTTCATCACGTAGGCAGAGAGGACTCCTTCTGCCTTTTTCAGATACTTGTCGAACCAGCGGTAGAAGAGCGGTCTTTCCCTGTCGTTCTCGCTGGTAGGGATGATGTCTTCCTGATTGGTCTGGTTGCCTCGTCTTGCCCTGCCTACCATGTTTGTAGCTGCATCAATGTCATACCAGAGTTGGTTGGCATAGATGAAAATGTGCTTGCTGTAGTACTTGTGTGCCGGGCGAGGAGGCTTCGGAAGGAAAGGATTCGGCTCGGGCTTCCATCCTCTCTCACGGATAAAATGTGTTGGGTGTAATGCGTTGAACTCCATTCTATACCTCCTTTGCTACGGTTACTTCCACCTCTCTCTTCAGGTTGTCGCTGTGTCGGGAGAAGAGGGTAACGGTTGCCACACCGGTATTCCTTGGCTTCAGGGCGAAGGTATAAGGGTCTGGGCTGCGCTGAATCTCAACGATGCTAGGGTCGCTGCTTCTCGCCTCAATATCATCAATGGCGCCATCATCAATGGAGTAGGAGATATTCACGTCCTCTTCCTCCAGGGCAATCGTGATAGCTCCATCACCACAGCTTCCATCCACCTTGGCAGTAAGATGCTGGGTATAAGGAACGGTTGGAACTACTGGACCGCTCAGTACGAAACATCTGCGGATGCTCTGTTCATCTATACTGAGTGAAGCCTGATAAGGCTCTGCTTGTTTCAAGTTGGTAGTCTTCAACCACCACTGGAAAATCACGTAGTCTTCCACATACTTTGATACCAGCCGGGCAAGTGTATCGGTCAAGGTTCCGTTGCATCTTCTGGAGGCATTGATGATAAACTCTACCACATCATCCGTCTTGGAGTCGTAGTAGATAATGTTGTCACCGATGGTCTGCGCATTCGGTACCAGATACTCGGCAAGAAGTGTCTTCACAATCTCCAGTGCCGTATCAAAATCATGGGTGAGCGTTGCTTCGTGAACCTCATCATCACCAGCAGCCTCATTGAATCCCAACTTGATAGCCTTCTCGTCAACCGCACTATCCACCTTTGCCTTCAGGTAGGTGGCTCTCTTTACGGCTCCAATCACTACCGACTTTACGATTTGAAATTTTATAATCATAGCTTTATCTTTTTAGTTCAAAATTACTTCTCCTGTCATATCTGTCAGGTTTCCGCTTACAGATGCCGGCGCATCCTTCTGGAAGATCAGCTTCAATGCAGAGTTCACATGATTCGCCATATCGTCTGCATACTTCCTTGCTGATTCGGCATAGGTCATGGATAGCACAGAATAGGCTACGTAATCTACCGCATAGCTCTTGAAGAGACTACAGAATGCGTTTGCCTTGCCATCGCTCACTCTGTTCTGCTGATAGGTGAATACCACATCATCGGTGTTGTCCGTGTAGCCGGCTATCAGTGGAGAGAAGTTGCCCACGAATGTTTCCGCCGCATCCTTCACATACTGCTTCAAGATGTCTTCCTCGGTCGAGGATAGGGTAACGCCGGTAAAGAGGATATTCCCCTGCTTGTCGGAAAGTCTTTTTCCGATGATGGAGAAATGCTTCTTCACCTTGCTCTTGATGTCGGCATACCCTATTGTTATTGTCTGTTCTGTTACTGCCATAACTTATGCTGTTTGATAATACTGATTATTCATGTTCATAGCCTGTGCCACTGCGTTCTGGTCTGCACCCTGTACGATGCCGTTTTCTACCTGTCCACCTCCCTGCTGCTGAGCCATCGCTTGTTGCTGCTGGTACATCTGTTCCAACTGTGCCTGCTGTTTCTGCACGCTGGCAAGAAGCTTGTCGGCAAATGGTTTGTTCACGTTCTGCAAGTACTGAATCAAGTTGATTGCACGCATCTGCAGTAACTCCTTCAAGTCATCATTCTGTAAGGTGTTGTAGGCAGCAGATGCCGCTGCATTCTTGATGCTTATCTTGAAGTGAATGTCTCTTGCTGATAGTCTGTCGTAACTGTAGGTGTTCAGACCGTCCTTGTTGAAAATCTTTCTTCCGTCCTCGTAGAACTGCTGGATAACTGAGCACTTTTTCATTGCCAGCTTCTCCGTAAAGATCTCCATGTCGGATAGGATAGTGTAGAGCGAAGTGGTTGCGTTCTGACTCTCCTGAGCATATCTTGCAGCCGACGTACCAGCCGAAGGAGTCTTGCCCTGCAAGGCACCGCTTACGTTGGTTACCTCTCTGATAAGGTTCAGTTCTATCTGTAAGAGTTCGTTGGTTCCGATATTTACCGCATTCGAAGTAATAATCTCTGGCTTCACGTTTGGCATTGTTCTCTTTGGTGTATAGAATATCCATCCATCGTATTCTATTGCCTCTTCCATGAACTGCTCTGGTGTCCTTCCACCCAGTACGGTTGTAGGAATCATCTTGAATCCCTTAAAGCTGCTTCTGATACTCATGTCATTCATCACAATCAGGCGGTTGATGTAGCGCTGCTGATCTATCACGTTGGTCATGAACGGATGAATCTCTCCGTTGATGAAAGGATAAAGCTTCATGGTGTATGGGTGGCTCTTGAAATCGTAAGGAGATTCACCACGGCAAAGCACCGTACCGTCAGGAGCCATGAAGGTGTAGTACCAGTATTTATCTGAAAGATCTTCCGATGTAATATAGGCACGGTCTTCTTCCGGCACACCGTATTCGTCATACTGCTTCTTTCGCTTCTCGTTCTCCAGAATCAGCTTGTTTATCATTGCCGTATCTTCCAAATCCACACGGAACCAAGCATTGTTCATGTTCTTGGCAATAGGGTCGAAGCACTGCAGTCTCGGTTTGGTTTCCGTGGTCCATACCTCAATCACTCTTACGTAGTGTCTTCCCTTGTTGGTATAATCGAAGCTGAGATTTTCCAAAGCCTTCTCTTCGTTAAACTCGTAGCCATAACTGCTATCATCTACATCATGAATGTCAAAGATACAGTTCAAGTCATTAACCGTCAATCCGTATTCCCTGCGGGCAAACTTCTGATACAAGTCTTCCTTGCTTACGTCATGCAGACAGCCTATCAGACAAACGTCATTGTGTCTTGGGTCACTTCCGCATTCGAAGAACATGTGGTCAGGTTCCATTGCGTCCGTCCAAGCATCAGGCATTTCCAGTTCTCGGTCTTCCCAGCTCTCCCTCACAAACATCTGACCGCCCTGCAGGTAGTCCTTGATGAGGTGATTCAGCAAATCCTGCATACCGGTGGTCTGCCAGTTGCATTGCATCGTAGCACTCATCATGTCGCTCAGTTGTCGGGAGTCATTATCTCTTGCAAAGCATACTGGTTCCGTGCCCTGCTTGGCATAGAGTCCTGCGATGGATTCCAAGATACTGATCATGATGTTGTTGCTCATAGGGGTCTGGTTGCGCCGCTCCATATAGGTGCGCTCCGTCATTTCCTCCCAGTAGCCATGATGATACACCCTGATGGTGTCGCTCCATTGGTCTCCGTTGCAGTATCTCATCGTTCTTGCTCGGGTCTCCCTCACGCCGCTCAGATTGTTCCAGGCATTCTTGCATCGGGTCAGCAGTTCCCAGTCCTTTCCGTGCTCCTGCCGCTTCTTTCGAGCTTTCACGGAATCGTATCTGTTGCGCTGAGGCATCACCTTGCTAAGTGTTAATAATTTCGCCTTAACCATATTTGTTTACACATTATTAATTTATAGGCGCAAAAATAGTCTTAAATCCCTTTTTCTTTGCCGTGTTTCCGTGTGTTTGCCTATTGTCACGGAAACACGGAAATATAATTGCATTTTCTTTGCATCTTTGCGGCAACGTTTCAAACAGTTTAAGATATGACAAAGGAAGAATTAGAACAGATGAATGCAGGTGGAGAATCTGAACAGCAGGTTTCTTCACCCGAACAGGCTGCGGAAGAGACTCCCCCGGTAGAGGAGCGCCCTAACCGCAAGGCTTTCTCCGACCGATTCAAGAAGCGTCATGCTGACATTGATTTCGAGGACAAGGAAGCTCGTTATGCGGCTATGAATGATGATGCTGATTTGCTCGGACGATACGAGGAAAGCGGTAAGGCGTTGTCTAAGGTGTTCGATAAACACAAGTGGCTTGCTGCTCTGGCGATGGACATGGAAAAGAATCCGGATGATAATCCGTTTGATGCGATGGCTCGCTTGGGTATTGACGTGAAGACCTTGCTTGATGATCCCGAAGGCGGCAAGAAACTTGCTGAGATTCTCGCCAAGCACAACGAGGACGTGGCTGAACAGAATGAAGCAACCGAAAGGGTTACGGAAAACATGCGCAAGTCTATCGAGCGCTTGGTTAAGCTCTACCCAGACGATGCACACGATATGTGGAAGCAGATTTACGAGATTCACGACAAGGTGGAGAGCGGTGACATCCCAGATGATGTTTGGAAGATGCTCCATAATGCCAACAACTACGATTCTGACATTTCCTCTGCCCGAGACGAGGCGGCTATGCAGGCAAGAAACGAGAAGATTCAGAATAAGGTCCGCTCTTCTGCAACAGAGGGTATTCCTCCTTCACTTTCTAGTTCGGGTGCCGGAAACGAGCCAGCTAAGAAGAAAACTAAGAAGAGAGCATCCAGCTTCTTTGATGATATTGGTTAACACAAGATTATTAATCCATAAATATAAGTATAAAATGAAGAAAGTAATTAATTATTTTTCTAATCGTCAGTTCATCTTTAAGATGATTCTGATGCTTCTTGCTGTTGTTACAGGTGGTGGCGCAATGGCTGTTGGTGATGATGTTGAACCAGACTTGAACGAGCCAGGTTCTAAGCCTGCAACAACCGAAGAGACAGCTGCCAATGAGCAGGTAGATAAGGATAAGAACGACTTGCTTGCCCCTGGCGGTAAAACTGCTGGTCAGTCTTTGACTGGTACGCAGGCTTCTGCTACACAGATGGACCGAGGCGGTCTTGAAGAGGAAGACTGGGACACGGGTGAAACCAAGTTCCGCCCATATCATACACCTCTCCTTTCTATTGTTAAGAAGTTTACAACTACAGTTCCTTGTACTGGCTACAAGAAGAAGCACGCTCGTTATGGTGGCGAGACCTTGGACGGTGAGGTTACACAGCCAATTACTGCCGGTGCTTCCATCAAGCTTACCAAGACCAACTTCTCAGGCTCTTTGAAGCCATTCTACGAGGGTTCTACTGCTATCGTTCCTACCGTAGCTGGTTATAAGCGTGGCTCTACTACAGTTCGTGAGGGTCGTTTGGTTCTCTTTGTTACCAGCGCCAATAAGTCAGGTACTGAGGTTACATTGCAGGCTATCAATGGTAAGGCTAATGAGGAGAATGCCGATTGCGAGTTCTTGGAAAACATGACTTGCCCGGATATTCCTGTTGGTACAGTTATTTTGGCAGCTTCTACAGCGCTCTCTGAGTCTCAGATGAAGGTTCCTGCTGAGAACTATCAGCCACGTTCTGCCGATGTTTATCTCCAGAAGCGAGCGTTCTCTATCGTCTTCACCGAGGACTTCGAGACCATGAAGAAGAAGATTCCTCATACCGTGAAGGATATGAAGGAAGATGCACTCAACAAGTACAAGATGCGTGCTGAGCGTTCTTACTGGATGGGTACCAAGGCTCGTATTCATTCTACCACCAATGATGGTGCTGATGAGTACACCTACTTCGCAGATGGTATCTTGAATCAGCTGACCAACCAGTATGGTATCGGTGAGGTTTACAAGTACGAGGATCTGACAGCTATCAGCATGTTGATGTTTACTGACTTCTCTGAGTCTGACCACATCTACATGTTCTGTGGCAAGAATGCCATCAAGCGCCTGATGAACATTGAAATCCCTAAGGGTCGCACCGAAGTTCTTTCTACCCACAAGGAAATTGACATTACCTTCTCTCGCTACGTTGACAACTACGGTACTATTGATTTCGTTTGGGATCAGACTCTTGACATGATGCACATGGAAGACTGCATGGTTGGTATGGACTTGAAGGGTGCTCGCCACTACGTGAAGGAGAAGGGCAAGGATAAGACCAATGATATGAGCAAGGATGGCTACGACCCACGTGAGGCTAAGCGATACATGCACATTGAGGCAGATTGTATTGCTCTTCGTGGCTACAACTCTATCCTGGTTGGTCCAGAAGCATTCATCACCAACCTTGGTGTTACTGGCATCGTGAACAGCATTATATCTCTGAAGACTCTCCCAGATACTGCTTCCAAGGGCATGAAGGTGGCTTTGACAGAGGATTACACCAAGGATGAGACAACCTACGAGAAGGGCAAGGTTTACGAGTACGATGGTACTAAGTGGAACTTGTATGCCGGCATGGACGTTGCTGCATAAGGCATCTTTTTCATCTTTAACATATAAATCACGCAGAGGGGCAGAAGTTAATAGCCCTGTCCCTTTGTTATTAAAATAGAAAATAATGATTAAGACATATAGATATAACGAGCTGTGTAATAATGTAAGCCTTACGATTTCCGGTGCTGGCGGTAATTCTATGCGCTACAACTTTACTCATGGCAACACTTACATGCGCAAATGCCCAGAGGTTACTCTTCGCAACAAATATGCGCAAGACCTTTTGGATAACCATGAATTGGTAAGGAGCGGAAAGGTTACTTGTATTCGTACAACTCTTGAAGAGGCGGATATTGTGCAGGAAGAGGCGCTTGTAAATGAGCATGCAAAGAAGCCTGCAAAGAAAGCTCAGAAGGAGGAGGTATCTGGCATTCGCACAGCCGAAGAGGTTATCAATTACGTAAATAGCCGTTTTGACAAGGATTGCAGAACCCTTGAAACTGCCATGAAGCATGCAGACAAGGCTGGTCTTGTTTTCCCTGATTACGGCAAGGAGTAACATATATAATAAGGTGAAATGAAGGTAGAAGACATCATAAAGGCAGTCCGTTGGTGCATAGACGAGGAATCCAACAACTTCTCATCAATCACAGATGAGAAGGATGATTTGTATATGGACAACATCATCAAGGCAAAAATCAACGATGCCCTGCATTGGATTGCCGTTACCGCATCATCCTCTGCAGCATTGGCTGATTCCAAGAAGATAGGTACTTCTTCTGCCACCCTCCAAGTACAGGACTACGATACCCAGAGAAGCATCGGAGTAGTCACGATGGATGCCAATACCGAGGTAATCAATATCTCTCGCATTCGTGGCAATGGCTGGTTCAAGGCAGTAGTGCCTATAGAAGATACTCAAGATGAGGCTGTCATGATGTTTGATGATACGGCAAAGGGAACTATCGACCGACCACAGGCGGCTATTATGCGTGAGAATCCTCTGAAAATCCTCTTGCAGCCCAAGCCTACGGAAGCGGTCATTTCCTTTGTGGGTGTTCCGAAGAACGTAAGCACGTCCGATTCTACAGATGTAGCTATCCCGGACCGCTTGAAGAATGCCTTCATCTACTATCTCGCCTTTTTATTGCTTTCAGCCTACGATGATACCAAGGCTACGCAAATGTACACGATAGCCTTGCAGCAGCTAGGCGTTAGTCAAACATCAAAATAATGAAATCATGGAGTATGTATCTACGAATTATAGCGAAGAAGAACTGGCATGGGTCTCCCCGGAGATAACCTTGCAGCGTGACATCTACCTGATGATTACGCTCAAGCGCCCAGGAAAGCTGGTAATCAGACAGGATAGGGGCGATGGCAAGAAGCCTCGGGTTCCCATTCGTGCCCACAAGAACACCAGCGAGTTCAAACTTCGCCTTCGGGTGATTCCCGAAACCATAAAGATTCAGATATTCACTTCATCAGAACCAAAAGAAATCAAATATGCCTACATTTAGACAAGATCCGAAACTCGGTACAATGGTGCCGTTGATGAAGACAGACGATTACAACGATCTGTCTGTCACTAATAGAAAGATTGCGTCGGAGTCTATATCAAGGGAAAAACTAACAAGTGACGTTAGAGCTTCTATTGATAAGAAAGCTGATGCTGAGGAGGTAAATAGCGCTCTTGCTGATTTAGAAAATAGAATTGGCAATAGATATATTATTGAAGGAGATGTGACAAATTTCCCTGATGATGAAGATTTGGTTTCTATAAAAGAAGAGGGAAATTACGTTCTCAAATTTGCAGACAAGACCTATGATCCTCAGAAATTTAGCGGCAAAGGCTACAAGATTCTTCGCAGAAACATCAAACCAGAATCAATAGCTGTAACCAAAATCAGAGTAGAATCTGCTCCATTAGCAGATGGTACTTTGTCTTTCACTATCAATGGCAAAGAAACACAGGTTGTAGTATTTGCATCAATAGACAACACAACAAGCCTGGTAGCTCAGAAAGTAGCCTCTGTACTCCAAGAATCAATGGAATGGTATGATAATGTATCAGTAGATGCCTCACTCATTACTCTTACAAGAAAGCCTGGTAATTCTGTAACTCCATCTGCATTCTCTACAAGCACTACTGGTGTAGTATGTACTATTACTGATAGCACAAAAAGAGAGTACAGGAACATCCTAACGCCAGTTATGATTAATCAACCTAACACAATATATGAGATAAGGTATGACTTTGATTTAAATAATACTGAAATTACTATTCCTGAAGGTTGCATTCTAGATTTCCAAGGTGGCAATTTTAGTAATGGTATCTTGCATACTGATAAAACTATTGTTTTAGGAAATCCTGATTCTGAAATTATTGGTACAATATATGATAAAGATGGAATAGAAATATCATCTAAAAATAAAAAGAAGAAATGCTCTGCTTTTAATGTTTGTTCATCTTTTAGTATGTTTGGCGATAGTTTAAAAATGCCAAATATTAATGATAAGAGAGTGTTTTATAGAGACACTGGTATGAATAAAATTTGGTTATGTATTTTATTGCAATATGATGATGTTAATAATAAAGTTTTTATACCAGATTGGTACGATGATTATCGTAAGTTAGGAGGTTTGAGTGGAGTAGTAAAGTATTTAAGACATAATATGGGTTGTGAAACTGTATGTGTAAAATTACATAAAAATTATAATTTTAAAAATACAGCTAATGAACCTAATGCCTATGAAGAATTTTGTTATAAAATAATAGATGAAATGAAACTTATAAATATTAGCACTATATTTATAAGTAATGAAGAATATTCTAGAATTATACCAGGTTCTATATGGCTAGAGTGTTTTAAAAATATTATACAATATGCTCACAGTAAAGATATTAAAGTAGGATTTTCTATGAATCAATGGGACAAGTCTATAAAAAATATAGATTTAGAACTTTTAAATATGATAGATAAACCTTATGAGAACTTTTATCCTTCATTAAATTGGAAAGACGAAAAATCTTCTTTGTCTGATTTACCTATGATGATTAATACAGTTTATACTAGATTATTAAAGAGTAAAAAAATACTTATGGATAGAAAAACTAATGCTGAATATGGTATTTCTGAATGTGGTATTGCTCGTTGTACTAAGGCATTGAGGTATCCGTATGAGTTCAATGCTGATAATTTAGGAGATAAAGATACTACAGGAAATATTTTTGACCTGTTTTGGAGAGCTATATTGGAGGGAGCAGAAAAGGCAGGAGTTTATAATATAGCTAATTGGTTTCTTGATGAAAGTGAGTCTTCAGATATTAAAAAAGATACTATTAATTTTATATTTTGTAAAGTATGGTAAGTAATATTAATTGTATAGAAATTCAAGTTCCACAAAGTGGGAATTTTGATAGAGAGATAAAACTGGTAGCAGAAGTTAAAGCTGTATTTGGTTTTATTATTAAAGTTTTGTTTGGCAGACCTATAGATACTAATTATAGTATTTATAATAATAGTGAAGAATTGATTTCATGTATTCAAACAGTTAGTACAAATAATGTGTTAAGCGATAATATGTTTCAACTAACCAAAATGACTAATAATATAGCTGGAATAGATATTGGTATTGCTAAAAAAGGCAATAAATATTATTTGTATTGCAATGAACAGTGTACCTTATATTGTTATATAATTCAAGGAAGTTATCCAATACTGGTTCCTTTAGATATTCCTATAACAGAAGGATATGAGATAGTACAATCTTTGTCAGAAGGAAAATTTAATAAAGTAAATAATAATTTCAGAAATATACCTAAAGGTGAAATTTCTGTATTAGCTAGAAATCCTTATATGAACATTTCAGACGATAATCTAAAATGTGACTGGCAACATATTGGAATGTTTATCAAGTATGATAGAGGTTTTGTAAAAATTCCAGTAAGCATTACTTCTAAATCAATAATTATACTATTAGATAACGAAGGATATACTAGTCAGGTTTTAGTATCTTTTAGAGATTTTGTCTATAATAATGTACGATATTTTAGATGCTTTGCGAAAGCATTTTTCTCTAATAATGAAAATGTAAATATTCCAAACATTTTTATAGATAAAGCTAATAGTTGTTTATATATAGATTCTAATGGAGGTAAAACTACAATTTTAAATAATAATGTTGAATTTAGTCATGTTACTGATATAGATACATCTACTTTAGAAAAGGTAGATGTGGCTACTAATATTATAAGTGATACGTCTTTATCTCCTATTGAAAATCATACAATAGGATTTGATAAAGATACTAATAATATTTTTGTTTCTTATAATAATATATGGCATAATCTATATGTACCAGTTATAAATACTGAAAATAAAATATACAAATACACCATAAAAGAAAATGAGAAATTTTATATTAACATTCAATCCATAGATAGCACAAACAGTACAGATGATGTCACAATAAGAGGATATTACTCTAAATCTGAGAGTTCTATTGGTATATATGATAACAGAGATAATACAAAAAATAATATTAGTGTTTTTATTAAAGAAGGTACTATTTATATTAACATTACATCTTCTGTACATTATATATCACGTTTTTGGTCTAATATGAATAATAATGCTAGATTGAAACAAATTGATAATATTCCTGACTCTGCAACAAAATTATCAATATCATATAGCATTGTTGAAAATTATTCGGACTATAAAGGTTCCTCAAATTTTATATATTATGCTAAAGATATAGATGCTTATGTATATACAACTGTTGATAAATATTATAATATAATATATCATCATTTAAACGGAGATATTGTTGATAAATTATCTGGCTCTTTTTCCAATAAGCCTAAAAATGTAAAAGTTGGGTATCAGTATTTCTGTACTGACAAACAGACATCAGAAGGTGCTTCAAATGGTATTGTTATTTATTATAAAGGTAATAATGTTTGGGTAGATTCTTTAGGTAGAACTATAGAATAAATCACTACTGTCTAGATAGAACAAGAACTATTATAAGCTAATTGATACTAACATCAATGGCTTGTCAAAAGAAGAAGATATAGATAAAGATAAGAAAAAAGATAATGATAATGTAAACAATAAAAAACAAGATAAAAAGAATTCTCCAGAACAATATATAACTTTTATAAAATGGGGATTTAAGAAATAGTGCTTAATATTGCTCCTTTCTTATAAAAAAGGTGCGTTGTGGACTTATGGCGCACCTTTTTTCATGAAATTCTAAGTATTTTATATAGACCTATTAAGTAAATTTGTTATTACCCTGCATACATAAAGAATAATATATATCTTTGCATCAGCTTCAAATATATGGAGTTCGGTACATTTTTCTTTTACTAAATAAACGGATAAAGTAAAATATCCGCAGAAAAACCGTATATTTGCAGCAATTTTTAATTATTATATATTTTAATTTATGGAAAAGTGTTATTTAGTTATGGCAATAGTGTTGCCAGTCTTAAATGCTCTACTGTTTGTGGTAGGGATTGCTTATTACGTAGTCAAGACAGTAAAGGAATAGTCTTGATGTACGCATTTTACATCGCTGAGCCACATTCTGGGTATGTGGATAGCAAACATATAACTCGAATGAGCGATAGCTTCCATTCTAGAAGTAAACTCATTTTATAATAGCTGCCTGCACCAATCCACCAAGCAAGTAGCAAGCCTCCTCCCCATACATATTTATCAAAAATTGTTCAGAAATATGCTGAACCACATGCAGCATTTCGTGGCTGAGGCTGTTCATATACTCCGACCTCGAACTAGCCCACCCAATCACAACCACCGTTTTTCTCATATCAACATTAGAATAGGTTATCCCTTTATTCGCTTCACCTTCGAGCACGAGATTACAGGCATCTTCGAGAGGAATGCCGCTGCATCCCAAATCCCGAAGATACCTTCTAACCTTCATGGCATCCTTAGAATGAACATCACACATTACATGTACCGTCCAGTCATACCTTTCCAAGTAAATCTCCTGCTCAGTCATTCAACTAATCAATAATCACTAATAATTAATCACTAAAGAATCTCCTCCCAAGGAATGCCCACACCATTAAACGATGTGTCAGCATAGAACCTATTGAAAATGAAACCATCCTGCTGATCCTCATCATCCACGTAGTCCTTGATGAACTGAGCCATCTGCTTCTCCTCCGTGATAGACGAGCCATAGAAATCAGCCAAGCACATATGTGCGATGTAAACCGCATCATAGCCCACATTGTTCTCCAGCACAATATTGTTCTTCTTCAAGATGTCCTCAATATCATCCTTGCTCATCATGCGGATGGGCTTACCGTTCTTCCGCATCTGCTTTACTGCCCACTCGCACATCTTCTTATTGAAATGCCAGCCGTTGTATCTCAGGTAAGCCCTCATTTCTTCCGGCTGATAATCGTAGGCGTTCAAAGATTGTCTGTATTTTGTTCCCATAATCTCAATCGTTTAAAATGAAAAGAGTGAAGAGGAAAAGCAAATGAATTTTTCACTCTTCGTTCTTCACTCTTCACTTAATTAGTAATCTTCTCCGTAATCACTTCTGTAATCACGTCCACGGTCTTCACGTTGGCGCATGTCGTCGTACTCTTCATGCTCTCGCATACCACTTCTGCCTCCACGACCTCTATAATCGGGCATGCGGTTGCGCTCGCCGTATCGGTCACGTCTGCCATCACGCTTCATTTCGCCCAGGCAGTTCATAGCCTTATCCAAGTAGCGCAAGCCCTTCTCCACGTTCTCATACAAGCCATCAAACTTGTCTTCTGTAATCTCAATCATTACCATAATATCATAAGATTTTAAAAGTGAATAGATAGGGTAGGAGATTACTTGCTTGCCACCTGTTCGAGCAATCCCATCATCCTGTCAAGCTTTCCCTCCATGCCAGAAACCTTGCCTTCCAGCTTGGAAATCTTCTCAGCCTGTTCCTTCTCCTTGGCTATCTGGGGGTTGAGTTGCAGTAGCATTCCCTCACAAGATTTAACGACTCTCTCATGGTAATCTACGCTCTCCAGTATCGCCTTGGATTGTCTCAGCATTGCATCGACCTCTGCACTCATGGCTTCCTTGCTATCGCTTACCACAAGATTCTTGTCGTTCGCTATCTGTCCGTTAGCAGGTAGCTGCTTGAAATCCGCCTCTTCGTCACCCAGCTTCACCCTAACGTCCACCACAGTCTCCATAGGTTGAGGGGTGAAGCCATTGTTGAAGGATGGGTATCTCGTCTGAGGGTTGCTAACCGAAACAACCTGACCGATCCTCAAGCTAGGGTTTTCACCCTTGTCGAGCACATAGAATAAAGAATTTGTTCGTAGTCCTTGAAACATAATGTAATCTCCTATTATCTATTCTTGTTAAACAATACCCGTCATCAGCTGAAGGGTGTTAGTATCTCGCTCGAACCAGAGCTGAACCACTCCAGTTCCCGGCACGTCAGCAACCGTCAAAGCATCACCATTGAATTTGGTTACAGCTTGGGTTGCTCCGTTGGTCTCGAAAAGGATAGGCAGCGTACCTGTCGTTCCTGTCGGAATAGCCTGCATCAGATTCACGAAAATCGTTCCCCTGTAGTTGGTATTCACGAAGGCGTGGTTTTTAAAGGTGAACACCACATTGGCGGTATTCACCTTCACGCCAGTAGAAGCGATAGCCGCCGAACCGTTACGATTCACCCAAGTAAAAGGTCTTAACCATAACATAGCAGCCTCCTTTCTTTAACCCCAGAATCCTGCACCGTTAGCAGCATTCAGTCCATACAAACCAGCCTGATAAGCAACGCAGTTAGGAACCGCAGTGAATGGGCTGTAAGGGGTGGTTACTGTCTCTGGCAGCTTGCACTTGATGCCTGCCACCTCACTCTGCAAACCAGCCAATACCTGATTGATAGGTGCCACAGCCTGACTCACGATTTGTGAAGTCATAGCAGAAGCCTTGAAGGTACTGTTCTCCTCACGCAGAGAATCAATCTTGTTCTGCATTTCACGCATCTCAGCCTGCTTCTGACCGTCAACGATGGTCTGAGTACTCTCCTTGATGGCGTTGTGCAAGTCGCAAGTCTGTCGCTGGGTCTCGTAAGCAACGTTAGAGAAGCCACGCTCCTGACCTACAGCCACATTGTTGATGGCATTCTGCAAGGTTCCAGTCTGCTGACAGATAGCCAGACGGTTCTCGCAGCAGCAGTTTGCAATCTGCTGAGCAATCTGCATGTTACCCTGCTGCAAAGCATTGATGGTCTGCATACCGCTCATGCCCACCTGATTACCCACGTTCTGAACCTGAGAAGTCAAGGCAGAAATAGCATTCTGAATCTGACCTTCAGTACAGTTGAGCTGAGTAGCGAGATTACTGAGTGCGTTACGATTACCGCCGATGGCATCCATCAAGAGGCTACGACCGTAGTCATTGTTAATCTCGTTAGCGATACCGCCACGACCGTTGCCGCCGAAGCCGCCCCAGCCATTGCCACCCCAACCCATAAGGAAGAAGAGGAAGATAACCCACATGAACCAGCCGCCTTCACCGCACATTCCGTTGTTACCCTTCATGGCGAGAAGCACATTTGGATCTACACCCTGCTTCTGGAGCAGAGGAGCAAGAAGTCCAAGCATTCCGTTTGAACCTCCGTTTTGGTTTTCACCAAAGATGTATGTCTTAGATTCTGACATAATAAATGATAGATTAATCGTTTCGTTCACTATTGAACTTGGTGCAAAGTTACGAAGAACCTTGCACCCTGCCTAACTATGCTCAAAATATTTTTTTAGCAAGTTAAGCCCCAGTTCCTCAGCATTTTATGCTGAGTCATTCTCTGCTCATTTATTTAGTAAAAATCTAAACTATTCAGAAATTGCTCTCAAACCGATACAATCTATCAATATTATCTGTACCTTTGCACGAAAATGAGCTAAATTAAGGAAGAATTTTAATTTTATCAATTATGAGCAAATATAAATTGAACATTTATCAAATTCAAGAGAAAGAGACTCTTGATGTAAACTTAATCAGTCTTAAAGACAAGATTGAGGCTATTATGAAAATTGACGAAACAGTGTCTAATGCTCCAGCAGCATGTTTTGAAGAAAATGAAGAAACCCCATTTGCTATAGCTTACAAGAAAGCTAATGGCGAAGTGGTTTTCTATTACCCAGAGTAAGTTTAAAAAAAGGAGTGAGCACTAAGCCCACTCCTCATTTAATATTTATTCCAGCCTATCCAGCTCATCAACCGCATCCATCATGATCCTGTCAATATTCTGATTAGCGAAGTTGATGCTCTCGGTATCGCTCGCCTTATCCCTCATCTTCTTCCATCGCTTCATCTGTTTCTCTGCCAGCTCGATTACTCTCACCTTGGCAGCTTCCTTGGAGTTTTGAAAGTGGAAATACTCACCTATATTCGTGATTCTTTTATCAATCGGAACGTTCTTCGATTTCAGGCGGTCCACGTTCGCCATGGTCTTCTCCATTTCATCCTTGTAGTTATACCACTTGCTCTTGGTTCTCTGCAAGCTGCTCTGCTCGTTTGGAGTATAGAGAAGAGAGCGAAGGAAAGGAATATCCTTGGTTTCCGTGTCGCTTCCGTGCTTGATAACACCGATAGCACGCTCTGTAAAGGTAGCAGCGCCACCGCCTATACCACCGATGTAATGATTCAGCATACTAGGGTTCGTCACCATATCCAGGAAACTATTACCCAGCATATCCTCATTACCCTTGGCTACATCGTTGGTCTGGGCATTCACCCATTTATTTACAGCCATATACCCGTCAGGCGTGCCTTTGTAGGCTCTCTGCCAAGCAGGGGAATTTTCATTCCAGTCACCACGTCTTTCAATCGGCGCACCCTTCCAGTCGGTGTTTAACTCCCATTCCACGAAAGGAGATAGGGCAGAAGGAGAGATAGCCTTGATCGTCTCGTTCAATGGCTCCTTGCCAGCCGAAGAGTTACCGAGATAGTCCATCACCGGCACAAGCTGTGACATGCAGCCCACGGCATCCAAGGCAGGATTCTTCTGTCCGCTTACGTTTGGCGAGAAGGTCAAGCCAGCCGCCAAGTCACCCAGACCATAGAAAGCTCTCAACTCGATGGCAAGCGGAATTGTTACGAACTCACCACCGCCCTTGTAGATGCAGAGATTGTTTCTTCTCACGTAGTCAGGCAGCTCTCCGTATGGGTCCTTCACGCCCTTTCTGTCCTTCTCGTCCTCGCTCGAAATCAGCACATTGTTACCAAGTGCAGCCAGCGCACCGAGAGCAAAAGGAATGGCAAGCATATTGATAGAAGTACCCACAGGATGATTCTTCAAGTTCTTCGCCAGAAGATTGGTACTCTGAATACCGGCATTGAAGAACATAGAACAGTGTCTGAGATAGCTAGCCGTAAATCCGTAAGCCCATCTTGCAGCCGCCTTGCCTCCAGTCATTTCTCCGTTCTTGAAACTCTTGATGGCGTCACCGCTACCATGGCGGTTGAAGTTGGTAGATACCTCCTTCGCATCATAGACCGAACGGATGATAGAACGGTTACTGTCTCGGCTCGCACAGTAGGTAGCGAATCGGGCGATATTCTCAGCCACCTCATTGATGTTCGAAAGATTTCCGAAGAAGAAGTCACGAAGGGCAGCACCGCCCTTGTCAATCTTGCTTCTTTCGCTCTTCACATCTTTTTTATACTCCTTGGTCCAGTCCTGCATATTCTTGATCTGAACCCAACCAGTTTCGCCGCCGTTCTCCATAAACTCCTTGAAATATCGCTGAACCTTGTCGCTCATATCGAGCGTGCCGTTGCGATACTTGGCAAACAAGCCCAAGCCTGTTGTACCGCTCAAATCCTTGAAGCTGATGGTAGAAGCGCCCTTATAGAAGCCCAGCTGTGCATAGTACTTCGCCCAAAGCGCACCATATCTTGCACCTTCCTTGGAAGTCACGTTGCTCGATGCAAACTCCGCATCACGCATGATGTTTCGCATCACGAACTCAGGGTTATAAGATGTACACAACTGCGCCATCATTCTTGAAATAGAACTCAGAGGCTTCATGATACCCTTGGCGCCCGAGTTCTCCAGCAATCCATTCAGCGCCTGCGCTGCTCTAGGATTACCATTAATAATAAAGGTATGGGTCCTTCCGGCAATCTTCACATCTACGATATGCTGCGATTTATTCTCTGCTCTTTGGAACTTATAGCCGATTCTTCCTCTTCGATACACCTTTGTCGCCAACCCCTTTGATTCCAAATCCTTCATTTCCATATTGAAGTCTGCTACTATCTGATTTATTTCATCAGCCGTAGCGTCCTCGGGAATGTCTGGATAACGCTCCACGGTGGTGTGGGTGATAGGGTCATCGGCGTACCAAACCCTAGTCTCCGTCACAAGATTATTGTTCGAGTTGTTTCTTACGAATCTTGCAAATGCCTGACGGATAGCGTTCATACCGCCATTCTTGATAGCTCTGTTACCCATTGCCCCAATCTGCGCCAGCACGTTTGTCTCACTCAGATACTTGTGTCCTCTCGCTCTCATGATCGTGCTTCCGATGTAACTCTTCGGGTCGCCCTGCTCAGTAATGTAGCCATAAGTATCTTCTGCAGTAGCCTCATCATACTTTCTCAAAGGCACATACCAATTGAACATATCAGATACATGACCGTAAAGTTCTCTGCTGATAAGACCATTCTTGTAGTCAGTATCAATAGAATACTGGGTAGCAGCCTTCACCTTATCCCAATAGTCCTTAACAGACCCCTTCTTGATACTCTCCATCTTTGCTTCTGAATCCATCACGCTAGCGATAGCCTCAGCATCATCGTAAGGATCAGAAGACTTAGCCACTTCCTGTATAGCGTGAATACCCGAATAGTCATGTTCGCCAGCATCAAACTTATTGGCACTATCCACGTAGGTACGGATGAAATCGTCCATGCGCTCATAATAAGTCTTCAAGTCGATGTCTCCACGCTCCAATTTCTCGTCAAGGGTAGCTTTCTCGTTGTTCCAATCGAACTCCACAGTATCAGCTAGCTTCTTAGTCTTCTCGTTCATGCGCATATACTTCAAGGCATCACGCACATACAAGATACGGTTTCGCTCCAAGCCATGCTTGGTAATCATATAGAGATTGAAGTTTCTGATCTTCTCATCATCCTTCTTGCCATCGAAAGCATCCAGTACGTCAGCCATCGCCTTATCCAGAGGCTTCATTACGTTACGCTCAAACATCTGAGCCGCATCACTCATCGCACCCTGCATGGTGTTCTGCAGTATATAAGGATTCTCAGAAGAGGCAATATCCTCAATCTTCTTGTCTGGCACAATCGCATTCATCAACTTCTTCAACGAAAGCATATTGTCCATATAGCTCTCGGTGAACATATAGCCATGTTCATCAAGCGAACTGTGGTATCTGTCAAGTGCCGTGCCGGCAGATGGGGTAGTGCGGAAGTGAATCTGTCCGTCTGTAGCCTCATCCCACTCGCTCTTTGTAAGAGTTTCCATACTGCGAACCTTGCCATCGTTGCCGTAGAACATACCATCATGCGTCACAACAGCAGGCATACGTTCATGGTCGAGACGGTATTTCACCGCCTCGGCTCTCATCTTCCAATAAGGATCATTCGGATTCTTCTGCAAGTTTTTGCTCAACCAGAGCAGATACTTCACATCTTTAGTATTAGGAGCAATACGATAACCGATTTCATGAAGGAAATCAGATACCTTATTCTTGATACCATTCCAGAAGCCAGCTTCACCCTTGCCATCCTCGGCGAGTCGGGCGATACCTTCCTCAATGGCATCATAGATATTCAGAGGATTGAACTTTCTCTCCTCATCCACCAGCTTCTTCAAAGCCGCATTCTCAGGCTTATCCAAGTCGTACCATACTTCACGAAGGAACTTATCGAATCGTTCATCACCAAACAACTCTCTCATTCCCTTGTGTCCAACCACCTCATGCCAGATAGTCTTTTCTGCAGTATATCTGTCGTGGATATTAGGCATGTAAAGATGCACCTCGCCAGTCTTCTCGTCATACCAGCCAGTTATCTTTCTGCCTTCCTCAATAGCAGCCTTTGCCGCCTTGTTGGTGATTTCATCAACCGATGAAACCATCTTCACCTTGCCGCCAGTCTTCTGAGCAACCATCTTCACATGGCTCTCAACCGATGAAGTAGGGTAGTTAAAAGTCTTCTCCTTATTAAGACGTTCCTGCTCCTCAGGGTCAGTTACCTTTTTGTTAACAATCTCATCGTTAAGTTCTGCTCCCTTTTGGAATACACCATAATCAAGATTCCTGATTACGTTCTCTAAAGCCTTGTCTAGTCTGTCAAGCGCACTAACCTTTGGAGGAAAACCGAGCATTTTTCTAACGGCTGCAACAATTCTTCTGAACCATCCCTTTGCAAAAGGAATCTGTGCAGCGATTCTTCTCCATGTAGGATTTGCAAGCTCCGTTATCATTTCGGCAGGATTTGTTAGCGCATAAGGCTTTGCTCCCTCAAAATGCCTCTTATAGTAAGAGTTGATTTTATCGTACAGATCAACCACCTCTTTTGCCGCCTTCCTTTGGTTATCGTTAAGCAAGTCACCATAACCTTTACGATAAAGGTTTATAATATCCGATGTTGCAACGTGCAACATTTCGTGGCAGATTGTAGAAGCAAGTTCTTGTTTGCCGAATTGAATTGAAGATAAGAAGTCGGTATCTATCAATATGTAGTTCTTTGGGTGATAATAATACCCTTCAACATTGACCTTTGTATAAGCCTCACCTTTCAACTTTGTTCCAAGAACATCAACTATGCCTTCAATGCGGTCAAAAATCTTTTTAACGTCAGCATCGCTGTTGTAGTCATTAAAAATCCTTTCAACCTGTTCTTTGCTAGCCCAATCTCCTTCTTCGAGACCATACTTTAATCGGATATTATTGAATCTTTCGAGAAGATATTCTTTAGCTCTTTGAGCAGCTGCCAAAGAGAGTGCCGTTTTTTGGTAATCTGAGAGTACCCCTTTTCCGCTGGATACTCGCATACTAACCCCTTGCGAAACTTCATCCGTTCCTCTGGAGTCATTTCCTTCGGCTGTTTCGGTGCCAATAGCTCTTTTGATTTCGTTGATGTCTGATTTCCTGTTGAATCCATATTTCTGTTCTATATCTTTAAGTTTACTATCCAATGAGTCAATGACAGATTTTAGACCTTCATACTTTTGAATAGGATTTCCTTTTTTGTTATATTTAAAAGTATCAATATACTGTTTTGTAGCATATTTGTTTGCCTCTTTCTCTATGTTAGGCTTTTCAGAAGAATCCCCATAAAGTCTTTCAACCTCATCATCGAATCTCTTTTCAATCTGCGAAGATACGTTTTTATCTACATCTTCGGGAATGATTCTACCTTTCTTAACATCTTTTGTATCTGTTTTAGAATACTGCAAGCCTCGGTCCTCACGGAAGTGAGTGCCTTCATTCTCAGAAGTTTTGCGCTCTTCCTGCACCTTCACACCCATCTTAGACAGGCGATCCAGTACTGGCTTCAACTGCTCTGGTCTAAACTCAGCAAGCATATTGTTACCTCTTGTCTCGAAGTTATTGCCATTAACCAGTTTCAGCAAGTCATTATCCAAGAAGTACTTGCCGCCCTTTGCCTTGCTCTTCGGTACACGAAGTTCGTAGAAGTTTCCACGATTGTTGTCTATGCGCTTCACCTTCACCTCACCGTCCGATGAAGTAACCTCGTCAATACCGCCGTGCCATGATGAAAGCTCAAACTTATCTGCCACGCTGTTGATAGGCGCATCCGCAGTCAAGCCCTTAGGATCGAAGTAGTCCGGCATCAAGATACCTGTCTTCACCTCGCCAGTATCAGTTGTATATTTCACCAGCTGACCGCCCAAGCCATTGTTCTTGCTGTCAACCAGCGCCTGCATCAGGTTGCCAGTTACAATATAGCCATCCTTGCGGCTCTCGTTGCTGGTTAGTCTATCCCAATTATTAAGGTCTTGGTTCAATACCTTGATATGATTATCGCCCATACCGGCAGCCTGTTTGGTCATACGGTCGATAGAACCGATAACATCCACCTTGTTTTCACCAGAACCCACCTTGCCAGCAATAGGGAAGGTGATCTTTCTTCTGCCATCCAAGGTAGCAAAGGAAACCGTAGAGGCGTTAGGCGAGAAGTTATCCGTAATCTTGATATCAATGAGCCTTCCGTAACTATTGCCGAATCCGCTCAACTCGTTAGGATTGTTCATATCCGTAGGCAGAACGAAGGTTTCGTTTGTATCGAATGTATCAAGCACTCGCTCAAACATTTCAGCCTTAGCTTTCAGGTTCTTCACCACATCGTTCAGCTTATCTTTCTCCTGCTTGTAGATGTTGTCATACTGATAGCCAGCCATCTTCTCAATCTGCTCATCGCTCATGCCCGAATCCTTCTGGCCCTTCTTAGCATCCTTGATATACTTCTCCTTAGCCTTGGTAGCAACCTTCACCGCACGCTCCTCATACCTCTGAGTCTCGTCCGCAATCTTCTGATCGAAGTACTCCTTCACGGCAGTCTTCTTCTCAGCCTTGTATTCCTCCCAAGTCTTACCGCCAGTCAAGCCTTCCTGCGAAGCTTTTACCTCAGCAGCCTTCATAGGTTTCTTCAAGATAGCCATGTTCACCTTTTCTATATAGGTGTTGTCTGCAAAGGCATTATCGCCGCCTGGCTCTGCGCCCTGCTTCCAAACTTCCTTGCGGATAGTCTTAGCCTTCAATGGCAGCTCGGTAATCTCCAGGTCGTTCTCGCCCATTTCGTTGAGGCGCTGAATCTCGTTGGCGTAAAGCTCACCAATCTCCTGCAACATCTTCTCCTGCTCGCTTACTCTCAGCAAAGCCATTCTACCCAGCAACTTACTTGCGTCAGCACCAGCCTCTCCGTCACCGACACCACCGCCCTCGGCTACAAGTCTCTGTGGGTCGATGCGTGACAAATCTTCTCCAAGGCTCTTTTCCCATCCGAATGGGTCTGCCATACGAGCATAAAGGTCAAGATGCTCAGCCATATATTCCTTAACCACCTTATCACCATACTTGTTGGTAATATCGGCAACTTCCATTTCATTGAACTTGCTCTTCTGCGAAGAAGTAGTATTGGCATCAAGCGACTTCAACTTAGCCTTGAACATCATCAGCAGTCGCTGCTCGGCAGGAATCAGAGAAACCACATACTCGTATGCGCCTCTAGCCACCTGACCGGTTCGGTCGATACGTCCACGCATCTGAACCTCATCATTTACATCAAGCTGCTGCTGCGCCACGATCATCACACGCTTCTTCTGGTCCTTATACTTGCTCGAAGCATGCAGAGAGATACCAGTGGCAGCACTCTTATTCAGAATAAGCGCATCAATCTTGCCATCGTTAAAGTCGCGCGCGAGTTTCTTCTTGTCTGTATCAGCACGCTTCACCTTGGTAACAGTTCCGTTGTCGTTATAAACAAACTCGGTCTGTCTTCCAGTCAGCTCGCCCACCTTATAGCCTGCCTTCTCCAACTCATTCTTGATAACATCAATAGGGGAGAGGGAAAGACCTGTACTTGTCTGCTCAATCTTCTTTTCCAGTTCGTGATAAGCCTCAACTGCCTCATCACCCAAGTCTGAAAGATTGATGTAGCCGCTCTCGCTGTTATCCTTCGCATCCTTCTTGGTGTAGCGAAGTGTACCTTCAAGACCCTTTTTCAAGGACGTACCCAAGTCTGGTGCGTCCATTTCCTCGCCAAGTACGAAGTTGCCGGTCTGCGATTCGTTGGTATTGTTCAACGCAATCACAGGCTTCATTCCCTGCTTCAAATAGTCGATGGCACGCTCTGCGGCAGACTTGGCTTTCAGGGAGAGAAGCACCTGCTGAACGGTATTGAATGCCTTGCTTGCAAAAGGCTGATTCTTGATACCCAGGGCAGCAGTACCCTTCTTGATACCCATGGTAGATTGGATAGCTGCCAACTCGTCATTACGCTCATCAACGTAACTTGAAACATATTTCTTCTGGAAATTGATAATATCATTAAACAATCCGATGATACTATCATACTGCTCTCGCTGTTCCTGTACTCGCTCAGGATCATCAATAGCCTTCCAGTCGATGGTTACGCCAGTCATATCTCGCTCACGGCGAATCATCTGACCGCATTGTGTCAAGGTCTGGCTCATGATCTCCTGCAAGGTGGCGCCACCACGCTTCACCGCATCAATCAAGTCGGATGATTTCATACCGCCCTCGTTCATGGCAGTACGCAAAGCGTAGATAGGCATATTGTCTGGTCGCTTGGCAAAGGTAGCCGAGAAGAAGGTAACATTCTTTGCCTTCTGAATGATATGTTGGAAGTAGTTACCCTGACCGCTATTTCCACCAGCCGTGTGGCTTTCATCAAGAATAAGGTAAGCGTTATCCATCAGCTTCTCGATGGCATCACGTCTTCTTTGTCCGCTCAGGGCAGCAGCACCGAATTTCTTACCCTTCGCAAGCTTTTTCTCTTTTCGGGCACCATTCTCGTCAAACTCGTAAACACCATTGCTTACCTGGCTGTAAGTAGTCAATACATAATCGTACTCGTCTGGCAGCTTGCCGTTCTTTTCGATGTAGTCAAGCACTCGCTTCACCTCACTCTTAGATGGCAAGGAGAATACTACGTTTCCGTCTGAGTCGGTAATGGCAGCTTCCTTGGCACTACCGAATACAAATGGTCTCAGTTCTGGGCTACCAATATCCACCAAGTCACGATAGACATCGCTCAGCAATCCTGCGGTCTTGGTGAAATATACAGGAACCTGACCTTGCTTCTTGGCATATCTGATAAGCGAAGCAGCCTGTCTTCCCTTACCGATACCAGTCATATCGCCGATGATGAAGGCGTTTCCCTTCTTTGCCTGCTGCAAGGCAAGAGCTACAGAGTCAACCTGCTCTGCGGCAAGATGAGAATACAAATCATCCTTATCATTATAGCCCAGTTCGTCAACAAGGAACTGGTCGGCATCGCCCAGCTTTTCAAGGTTCTTGTTTACCGCCTCCTGCTGGTCGGCAGGCATAACAGCTTTCAGAGTGAATGGATTTCCACTCTTAGGGGTATAGGTAACTTTCTCTGTACTTAGTCCACGTACGGATTTGTCCACCCGCTGTAATTGTCCCCGTGGTCCGCTTCCGCTCCCGGTGCTGGCAGGTTCATCAGCACTTGGCTGAGTGTCATTCCGTCCAGTTCCTCCTGATCCAGCTCCTCGCTGTCCATTGGTTCCAGCGGTTGTTCCTTCGCTCTGAGAAGGCTCTGCCCCTGTTCCGTCTGCTCCAGTATCTCTATCAGAAAGTCTTCCATCTTCTCTTGGCTCGGTTCCTCGTTGATTCTCCAAGTCATCATGGGTTCCTGATACGGAAGATGTGTCAGATACGTCAGACCCTCGCTTACCATCTGGTTCGCTTCCTCCTCGTTCTCCTGTTCGTACTCCCTCTTTAGGAGTACCAGCAGAGCCTTGTTGATCAAGTTCTGATTGAGCACTTCTTGTTTCTCCTCCGATGGAAGAATCCATCCGTTCACCTCGTAGTATATCATCTTCAATTCGTTTATAAAGTTCGTCATAATCTTTCACGGTCTCGGCTCTAGCCTTATCCTTTACTGGTGGAAAGGCATTCTCGTTCAAGCGTCTTCCGTTTATTAATATAATACGTGTAGGATAGCTGGTTCCCTGCTTTGCATAGAGACCGCCATCCACATTAATCACGTCCTCCACATTATAGTGGCTATAGAGATAACCAAGGAAAGCCTTATCTTTCGGATTCAGACTTCCGTTCTTGGCGTATTCCGTCTTGCCGCCGATGATGATGGCTGCACGACCATCGTCCTTCATGCTCTCCAAGGCATTGATAGCCATCTGTCCTTCCAAAGAAGAAATTTTGTAGCCGTCATACTCCTTAGGGGTAGCACTACCAAATGGTGGATTTGTTACCACCACGTCAACGTCCTTGTCTGCAAAAGGCTGGGTTCCGTCCTGACTGGTCACGTTCTTGAAACTCTGTCTTCTCAGGTTCGCCAATCGCTGTGCATCAATATCGTTCACATGTATCTTATCCATTGGCAAGCCGATGGTAAGCATACCGTTGCCGGCACTAGGTTCCAGGGCGCTGTCAATCACCTTGCCGTTGCCCTTTACGTACATATCCGCAAGGAAAGCGTATGGGGCAGGGGTAGAATACTGCTGCTTCATCACTCGCTCAGAATCACGCTGGTTGAGGCTAGGCTGATTCTCATAGAGCGTCTTGATGCGTTCAAACTTCACGGCATCGTTGGTTGATTCAGAAGAAGCGATACCTCTTGCTCGCTTAACAATAGCTGTTTCAGCAAGCTCCTGAAGGTCTGTGTCCTTAATATCCTTCAAGCCAACTTTCTCAGCGATTTGTCTCAGCTCAACAATACCGTTAAACTTATGCTTGAAACCCAACTTTATGTTCACGGCATCAATAAACTTCTTCTCAGCCATCTTTCTTTCCTCAGCAGTCTTGGAGTCACCCACCAGATTCTCCTGATGCTTAGGCGAAGTCTTCTCGTAGTAGTCAGCCCATTCCTTCAAGCTCATACGCTGCTCGCCATCACGATAGCGGATATTCATCATCTGCTCATAGATAGCATCCACGTCTTCCTTCTTGAAAACCTTGGCAGCAGGCGCAAACTCCTTGCGCATTTCCTTCACCACGTCTTCAAGATTGTGCATACCTCTCTTGATTCTCAGGTAAGCATTCTCTGCCATGGCGCTCACCAGCTTAGGCAACACTTCCAGCTGTCTAGAGTTAAGACCGATGAACGAAGCAGAGATTTCATCCTTGCCGGCATTCTTGAGCATATCCCAAAGGTCATTAACCTTCTTGTTAGAAGCCGCTACCGCTTCATCGTCAGCAGTCTGCTGAGGCTTCTTTGGCTGTTCTGCTTTAGCCTTCTTCTCCTTCTCGAACCCTTCTGCTGCATTCTTGAAAGATTCCATTGGGTCTGCAGATGGTTCAGCTTTAGGAGTCTCAGCCTTCAATCCCTTGCGTTTAGCATAGATGCTTTCGTAGATAGCACAGTGTAAATCGTCTGTCACTTCTCCGTTCAGATAGTCCAAAGCCATATCCTTGGATAAATCGTCCACGTCTGCCTTCATAATCTCCTCCTCAGTCAGAGGATGCTCCTTCTTGAACTCTGCTGCAGCTGCCTCAATCGGGTTAAACTGAGGGTCTGGGGTTTCTTCTTTAGGAAGGAGTGGGAGAGGACCTTCTTCATTCTTGCTGTCAATATACTCAGTAACCTCATTCAGATCGCCAAACTTCTTGCCATCATACTCATAGTAAGACCCAGTGTACTCGCCCTTCTTGTTAGGCTCATCAACCTTGATAACCTCCTTGTCTCCATCAATCAGAATCTTCTGCTTCATGATAGGACCATTCTTTGATGGAGTCTCGGTTTCCTCGTCAGTCACCTCAATGCGACTTTCGAGTTCCTTGTTTACTAAGTCGTCTGGTTCCTCTACTCTTGGTCGTTCTGGTTCTGTACCTGTTTCTGCTGGTTCATTTCCTCCTGATGCTTCTTGTTGAGGTTCTTCATTGCCTGAAACATCATTGCTTCCTTCATTTTCTGAATGTCCTGTTCCATAATCTAGCCATTTTTTAAAGTTCAAATACTCATTAATTAACTCTTCCTTGGTAGGATCTGCCTCAAACATATTGCCCTCGCCAGTATTTCTAGCCTTAGCGATTCGGTTATATTCGTCAAGCAAATCTCTGAAATCAGAAACCTTGCCCTCCAAGGCTAAAGCCATCATCTGAGAGATAGAAGAGTAACGCTTAGCCGCATCCTCACCGAACATGTCTGGTGTTCTCAGCAGCGTATCAACCTTATTGCCACCCTGTCTTGCCTCATAGAGCAACTGTATAGCCTGATCAATCTCATCACGGAGAGAATAATCACCCAGCTTCATGTTGTCCATTACCGAGCGGATAGCGTTGATAGCCTTATTCTTCACCGTAGAGTCGATGCCCAGCATCCTGATAGTTTCTGGCTTGAAGATTGAACCTAAGAGAAGGTTCTTTACATACTCCCTGCCTTGTGCAGAAAGTCGCTCAGGACTATCCATCATCTGTGCCACCTCGTTCTGTCCGATGATGCCTTTATCTACTAACGTCTTTACCAAGTCATTTATTGCCTTGGAATTGTTAAAGAACGCATCAAGAGAGCCATTTCCTTCAATCTCGGCTACGATAGCGCCTACTTCGTCAGAAGTCAAGCTCTTAGCCTTGGCTACCGCCTGTTCGGTATTGCTCTGTGTCTTCTTCTCGTTTCTGTTGAATTTGGAGAAGGTAGCCGTATCGTATGGCAATCTCTCATCGGTCACCAATACCAGACGTGGATGCTCGATTCCGCTCTGCTCAATCTGTTCTCTTGTAAAGCCGAAGTTCTCGGCATTCTCCAGAAGGTCGTTGATGTATTCGCCATCCGTACCTTCCTTTGCAGCCTTCTGTCCTGCCATGGTTCTACCGTTGCCATCATAAACGATACCCTCGTCAGATACCACTGGCACCTGCTCGATAGCCATACCGTTATACTTCCTGGCAATCTGATCCGTATTCTGCTGAGCCGCCTTGTCGTGCTCATAGTCACGGTCGTTCACGGTTCTACCCTCAGCATCGGTAGGGAATCCCTCAGATTTCTTATAGTCATTATTCACATCGTGAGAAGGAGTAAGACTTTCAGCCGGCACAATCTCGTAGTGTCCTCTGATCTTGGTCTCTCCGTCAGGCAGCATTCTTGTGCGCTTGTTGCCTACAAGTCTAGGTGCATTCACAAACTTCTGTGCAGCCACGCTACCAGCTTCATGCGCACCCTCTGCCTGTTCGGTACTACCCACAGTCTCCGCAACCTTCTTGGCAGTCATAGCCTTCTTGATATTCTGAGCGTGGTCCAACTGCTTCTTGGCAGCTTCAATGGTCTGGTTCTTCAAAGCCTCCTGCTCCATGATATCGTTAGGCTCGGCGGTATAGTCCACCTTCATTTTCTCGGCATCCTTCAAAGCCTTCTCTGCCTTCTGAATCTGTCCGTCCACCACCTTCTCAGCATTCTCCCCGAAGTCCTCAGTAAGAATCTCCGCACTCTGCTCTGGAGTCATTTTCTCATAATCTGGTGTAGGTCTTCCCTTGCTGTCCGTAGCCATAGGAACGTCCGAGCCATCAGCAAACTTTCTATTAGGCTGAGGCTGCTCTTGTGGTACTAAGTCCTCATTTGTGGTATTATCTTTGCCCGATGTGGTGCCAGATGTGGTATCATCTTTGCCATTTTCACCCGATTTTGTGGTACTATCTTCCGATTTTGTGGTATTATCTTGTGGAGTTTCCTGCTCCTGCTGAGGCTTGGCAGCATCCAACATCGCCTGTTCCTGTGCCGCCTGATTGTAAGGCTCAGAGTTCTTCATCTGCAATCTCTGACGATATTCTGCAGCGAACTGGTCGATAGGCTGATTCTGGAAGAAAGTAACCTCGTCAGCCTTCACATAAACCATTTCCTTGGTGTTAGGGTCGAAGCAGACAAGCATATCACCGCTGCCTTCCTTGGCTCTACCTGTAGTCTGGTCGAAGGCAACATCACCCGAACCAACAAGAAGTGTTCTTCCGTTGCTGTCTTGCACGTACAAAGCCTGCTCGCCATTCATCGGCTGACCGTCCAATGTACCGTGATAGCTCCAATCAGAAACAAAGCTCTTCACGTTTTCCTCTATGGCATCAGCAGTAGCCTGTTGCATACCCTGCACTCTAGCGTTCGCATTAATATATTGGGCAAGTGGGGTCAACTCTTCTTCGGTCAATCCATTCTGAATGAGTGCATCGTAAATCTGTGCCGGTGTCAAGCCCTGCTGGTGTAGCTTCTCGAAAGTCTGCTTGAAAACATCATTGCTCTCCATCGCCTCATCAATCGCCTGTTCCGCATTATGGAGATTGCGCAATTCGTCCACTACGACACCGCCTTCTGGGTTGTCTGTACCCAGATTATTCTCATCGGCTACCGTCTTGCCTTGACTGGCAGACTGGTCTGCGTGTGGCTTTCCGCTAGGGAAAAGATCATCTTCGAGTGCTCTCTTCACATGATAGAAGATTTCATTCTCCTTATCGGTACGCTTCATTGGGTCCTTCTGCATGATTTTGTCAATATCAACAATCATTTGTCCCTTGTCGTTGATTATCTCCTTCATTGCGTTCAAGAAACCACCTGCGACCTCTGTGGTTCCTTCTTTTAGATAGCCATACAATCCGTTCTTATCCACATACTTCTCCCAGTCAAGATAGAGTGCACTCTTCGGGTTGCGCAAGTCATTAATCAGTTGGGCGTTTTTCGGGTCTGTAATATACTTGTTCTCATCATATCCGTTTTTCTTAAGGAATCCAAATGCCAGACTGGTAACATTTCCGTCCTCGTCAGTCAGCTGCATATCCTTCATCTTGGAATAGCCAATCAGCGAGAGCATATCATCGTTGTCACGATAAAGCTTCTGCTTGTAAAGAATAGCTCTGCGCTCATCGGCATTCTTATAAGAGGTACGTGTAAGCAGCGTTCCGTTCTTGGTGTATTCAAGAATCTGTTTATTCTTCACGTCGTTCACGCTGCGGTAGCTTTTGCCTCTTGTCGTGTTAAACAAGCCCATGGCCGCATTCACCTTCTCCTTGGTGCTCTGAGAAACGTCAGGGTCGTTCATGAAATCCGTGTATGCCGTTTTGTATTTCGGATCTCTTGGAGCTGTCTTCGATGCACGGTCCACCTTCACGAAAGCATCCATCAGATTCTTGCCCGATGCAGAAGAAATCAATTCATTCTTCTCTTCAGGAGTCAGACGAATATCCACGGCAATAGGAGAGCCATTGGCATTCTTTCCAATCACGAAATTACCACCGCTATTATGAGTAAGATGATGCAGAATATTGCCCATCTTCACGAAGTTGCTAGGTTCGCCAGCCTTGAATGCGCCAACCATCACAACATCTTCCAACCAAGTACCAAAGGAAATATCCTTATCGCCAGTCACGTTGTCGGCAACCATCATGGTTCCAGCCTCAACGCCCAGACCGGCAGCCGTAGCACCAAACTTCTGTGCGCCATGAAGCAACCGCTCTCCAGTGCTCTTTTCCATACCTGTAATACCGAACTTGGAAACCCAAGGAGACATGATTGCGCCCGAAATTCCAAACATCGCACCCGTTACCGCACCATGCTCAGCACCTTTCAGACCTGCCTCGCCGATAGCCTGCAGCGAAGTATCATTGCCAGTAGAAGCCTGATTCAAAGCAGCAGTCACACCCGAATATCCTGCAAGGTTCAGCGCACCTGTTGCTGTTCTGGTTCCCAATCCCGACATGATCTTCTGTGCCGTAGTCATATTGGCAACCTTGAAAGCCATCTGCTGTGCGGTAAGTTTCTGAGCTGCCTTCATCACGCCAGCCTTCACCAGTCCGTTTGTCAGAACTCGGGTTCCTGCATTCACGGCAGCACTCGCACCTGCACCGATAACGGCGAGCGGACCAGAATCAGCTGCCATATTTACGGCTGTAGAAGCGAATCTAGTACCGATGCCCGAGCGGTAGGTCTCATCCTTGTGACCTGCCACCTTCTGAATCTCCGCATCACCGTCAGCAATGGCAATTCCTTCCTGCAATCTCTGTCTGGTATCTCTTGACATTACGGAAGGGGCCAGCACCATACCGATGATGGAGTTGCTGAGATTCTTGGCGATATAGTCAAGCGCACCGTGAGGCATGATTTCCTCCTGGTTGCGCATCGTCAAAGCCTTCTGTGCATAGTTTATGATCTCTGGAGTCACGTACTTGTCAACATATTCCTCCACACCCATATTCAATCTTTCGGCACTCTCGGCAATATGGCGCTGCATTCCCTTCTGCGAATAAATCTCGCCGATTTTCTTGCTGAGATTGTTCATCAGAACGTTCTGGCGGTTCACCTGCTCCTGCGTCTGGGCATCACGGAAAGCCTGTTCCTTTACCGATTGAGGTGCATAGATGCCGCCCATCTTATCAAGGTTCTGCTGATACTGCTGACGTGTCAACTCCTGCGCCTCATTCATGGAAGAATCAACAAGGTTGAGCAGATCATTGCCCAAAATACCTTCGGTCTTGCCGTCATTCCTTACGAACTTGTTACCCTCAACCTCATACTGGGCAAGTGCTCTTGCATCGTCCTCTCGCTGCTGCTTGGCTCTAGCCCGTCTAGCCTCTGGAGTAGAAAGCTGCTGCATCGTCTCGTTGAAATTCTTGGCAGTAGGGGTTATTCTGCTTCTGCTGATAGGGGTAGCTCTCTGCTGTTCCTGACGTTCAGCCTGTTCCTGTGCTCTTTGCATGCGTGCGCGCGCATTACTAGCCTGAGCCTGCTGCATCGGGTTCATTTGGTCGTTGCGCATGTGCATCAACCGCCAGTTCTGCATGTAGTCCGTACCAGAAGTAGTATCCGTTCTAGGCTGCTGAGCCTTCTGCTGCCTTGACTTCTGATACTGAGCTGCGACTTCCTGCGCTCTCTGCTTCATAGTCTGCTTCTTGACAGGCTGAACTGGCTTCTGCTGCTGAGGCTTCGGATTTACTGCATGAAGTCCGAGTCGCTGCGCAAACTCCTCATACGATTTACTAGAAACAGCACCATCGGCGTGAAGCGCATCATAGAGCTGCTTTCTGTTATGATGGCCCTGCTTGCCAGGCGCATACACGAACTGTCTGAAATGTTCTCTAGTTCCCGATACTGCGCCATCGGCTTTCAAGGCGTTGTAAAGTTGGTCAAATTTATCTCCAGCCATATATTATATATTAATGTTTATAAACCAAGTTTCTTTGTATTCTTATAGCCGTTCTTCGACTTTCCGGCAGGCTTGGCTGCTCTCTTTCTGGCTTCTTCCCTCTGTCTTCGCTGCGCTCCTGCTCTCTGTGCAACAGAAGAACCGCTTTGTCTGTTGGTGGTTCTTGTAGTAGAGCCATCCCTATTGAACACTTCCTTGCTGCTTGAAGTAGATGAATTGCCAGAAGTATTTCCATTGTAGTAAGCTTCGTTGGCTTCATACATGGTCTTGTTGGATGCGTAATGAGGCTTGCCTTCTGCATCCCAAGTTACGTATTTGGCAGAAGAGCCTCCACCGCCGCCTGATCGTCCACGTCCGCTTCCCTTATGGGTAGCGTTATACTGCGAAATATTCAGTCTTCTGTTGGTCTGCTCATCCTTTGCCCTGTCACGTCCCTGCTTATACTCGAAGTCTCGCTGGTCCTTCTCTTGCTTATACTGGGCAGCAGCCTCATCCTTTCCCTTTCGGTACTCAAACTTATCCTTTGCAAGCTGTGCATTATCGCCACGAAGCCCCATCAGGTACTCCTTATAAACCTTGTCTGCCTTTGCAGCCGCACTCTTAAGGTCGAGGTTTGCCTGCTTATAGGCTGCATCCGCATCAAGGGCAGCTTGTTTCTCTCTCTTTGTCTTGCGCTTCTGGTAAGCTTCTTCCATCATGGTTGTAGGGTCATTGAACACCTGCAAAGGCGCACCCTTGGAAGTATTCACGATGTTGCCCATGTGACGGATGGCATCGGCGAATGCCGCAATACGCTCTCTGTTGGTAGTGATTCTGCGGTCATACTCATCAGGAGTCTCGCCCTCACGCATACCCGGTCGGCTCTTGGGAATCAGCTTGCCCAGCCACCCGAAGAAGCCGCCATCCCTCTGGGAAGGGTCTGTCTGGAACTCTGGAACCTGCTTGCTCTGTGCCGTCTGATAGCCACTTAAAGCGGAAGAAAGCGCATCATAGCTAGGTGTACCGTCCGCCTTCCATCCTGTAGGAGGCTGCTGCATTCCCTCGAAACTGGTCTGAGGCTGCTGAGTCTTCTCTGCTGCATCACCAAGATAGGGAGTCTGTACGGAAGAAGCCGCTGTCTGTGCCTGCTGAGTCTGAACAGCAGGAGCTTCCAGCTTCCCACTAACGCCCCCATTCTGCTGAAACACGTTCATATTCATAGGTTGGGGAGCAACCGCTGGAATCCGCCCACTAGGACCACCCTGCATAGTCTGGTTCCCCAATCCCATCACCTGATCATAATCAGGGTACTTAGCCCTCATCATATCATGTACAGCCTCAGGGTACCCATTAATGGAGACAGGTACCCTTTTCTGCTGCTGTGGATTCTGATTATTATTTGCCATAAGCCTTTTTCATAATCTGTTCAAAAACACTCTTGTCAACCAAAACCTTAGCGCCGCACTCTACATGAGCGTCTTGAATCATCTGGTCGCTGAATTTCTTATCAGGATGCTTGGCTGCATAATCTGCAATGGTGTTGAGAATCTGCTGGGCAGCTAAGTATGCGCCTTTGTACCATACATATCTCTTGTGCTTATCCTTCAACTTGTGAGTCAAGTCGGCAATCACCTTCTCTTTATAAGCGAGAGCACTCTCTGCACTCTTCAAAGCCTGAGCATCAATCTTGTCAACAACCTTGTCTGCAAGCTCCTTCTTCAACTCCTCATTCTCCTTCATGTACTTCTGGCACACCTCGGTCAGATTCTTCTCACGAATCTTTGAAAGGCGAAGTTCCTCTGCAACGTCAGCCAAAACTGCGTCCTTATCCTTTAACTTCTGTTCAAAATCAAAATTCTCGCCGAACATCTTCATCTTTCCTCTTAGGTTTCTAGAGCTTTCCTTCCTCAACTCCTCAATCTTCAGGTTCTTCTTGTGGATGATCTTGTTGAGTCTGGCAATCTCCTTGCCCAAAGCCTCAATCTTGTCGCTCTTTGCAATCATCCTGTAGTAAAGCTTATTGAACTCGTCTGTCGTTGTCTTGCTGACTATCTCCAGGCGCTCATTCTCCTTAGTAAGCTCTGCAATCTTCTTTGCCTGCTCATCCAACAAGGCATCGTTAAACTGGGAGGCTGCTTCTACAAGGGCAGGGTTTTCACTTGTATTTTGGTTATCTTTCCGCTTCAACTTTATGCCTTCTACTGCGCTCAAAGGAGAACCAGGAATAGGCTCGCCGCAATGTTCAATGGATTTATTTCCAGATAAATCGCCTTTGATGCTGTTCTCAGCAGAACCGGGAGCCTTGGTGTTCTTTTCGTACTCCTTCTCCAAACGTTTCTTACGCATATCGTAATCATGTCCGCTAATGGTTATATAATAACCTTCCTTGGATAAAACACGGAAAGCTTCAAGCACAGAAGGCTTCTCATACCCAAACCAGTTGCTATCGTCAAACTCAAATGGCTCTGTTGACTTGTGAAGGTTAATCACTGCAAACTCCTTCTCTAATATCTTCTTTGCTTCTTCAAATGTCATATCTATTTTGTTTTAATATTTAACTTCATTAACACTTCCCGAAAATTTAGGGGTGGGGAAAATCGGAAAGTCGAAATCCAGAAAAAGGGGGTGGGGGGGGTGGCGGGATTTTTATTTATGTATTTATATACTATAATTACAAACGGTGGTCAAAGGGGGTGGGGGTCTTGGGGTGTCCCTCTATGCCTTGCCTGCCCTTGCCTCGCCAGTCGCTCACTCCTCACCTTCCCAGTCCTACACTCCTAGGTGAGGAACATTCGGCTTCTTCTTGTTGAGGTTTCCTACCGCTTCATCCAGCATCGTGCCACCAGTCAACTGGTTATTGGATGCGTTCGGGTTCAAAAGTCCGTTCGCATCAGCCTTGTGTGATAGCCCAGTGCTGATGTCTGTTACATTCTTGTTATCAAGTGTCGGTGTTGGATTTGCTAACTTGCTGTTATTCTGTGTCTTAGCTCCTTCGAGTTCTGACCCCAATTGGTTCACACCGAAATTGAACATCGCATTTGAAGCGTTTTGGGCTGCATCGCTAGTGGCTTCAGCCTTCTGCTGCTCGACTTTCTGTCGCTCACGAGATAGCTCCATAGTATTCTCAAGATGAGTATCCTCCACATCTTGTTTTCTTGCCGTATCCTTTGCTGCGATATTGGCAATCGTGTCACCCATCGCCTTGTTTGCGCTTTCCTTGGCTTGTGCCACGCTTGCAGCAGTTCCACCACCAACGGCAGCAGCGCCATTAGCCTTGCGGATATACTCATCCTGCACCTCCTGCGCTCTTCTCATAAGGTTCTGTCCTGCCTTCGTGTCGAGGTAATCCGTGTTGTAGTTCTTGTCGTACCAAGCCTTCTCAGCGTTCGTTCTGTACTGATTCTCGGCTTGTGCTCGTCTAGCCGCCTTCTTCGCCTTGTTAGCACCAAACAGAGATGAGCCAACACCAAGCGCCAAGGATGCAGCGCCCAATATCCACTCTTTCTTCTCCCCAAGTGCTTGGGAAGAGGTCAAATTCTTTGGGATTCTTGCTAAAATTTCACTCATAATTGCAATTATTTGATTTACGAGGGCAAATATATAATATTTGGCGATACGTTTTGCCGTGTTTCCGGTCAAGAAAATTTATCCCTCCAATCCACTAGTCTGTTTGTCGGGTCGCAATCCACCCCAAACCTTTTTCCCTCGTACCTCCAAAAATCACCCATTTTGTAAACAATAGTGCTAAATGTAATAAAACTACAAGTGATTGATATTGTTGATTTTAGTTTCAGTCGTTCACGAGGATAAATAAAAGGGTATAGTAAAGTTATTTCTTATTTCACAAATGAAGTTACTTTGCAAATAAAAAGCACATTTGCATTAATAGGTACGCACGTGCGCATAAGAAAGGCTTTAAGAAGATTTAACGCTGCATTTGAATGTTATGCAGGTACAATCAAGGCTAACTCAATCCATTTTCGCTGATTTTTGCGATTTTCGGGCAGATGGTCGGGATTTCTCCCAAATTCGTGAGTTTTGAGCCATATAAGAGCCGTTTTATGGCATTTTATGGCTGATTTTGTGGGTTTTTCGTAGTTTTCGGGGTTTCGTGCAGAATTTACCGCTCATCCAGGAAGAAGCCCGATGGATGAAGTCTAGACCCGCTCCGTACCCTCTCTATACCTTCTCCGTACCAAGTCTTAGTGTTTTGCAAGGTTTGCAAGGTTTGCAGGCAAAGGTGTTGTGTCGTGTTGTGTGAGTGTTGCGTGATGTGTTATGTGGTGTGTTCTTCTCTCTCTTCTCTCTATTGTGTGTGTCTCTCTGTAGGTGGATGGAGAAGGGAGAGTAAAATCCTCGGGGGAGATAAGGGGGCAGCGCCCCCACGGGCGCAAGCGCCCTCCCCATGCCGTGTGGGGGGCTAGCGCCATCACTCCGCACAGAAGTGGCAAGGCTCAAATCCTTCCCTCTCAGCCTTATAAAGCGGCATTCTTTCTGTCATATCATCGTGGACACCTTTGCAATCGTAATCATAGTGATAATAATACGTGTCATAGTCTGCAAAAACGTCCATTTCCTCATATTCTCTATGATACTCTTCTTTCTGCTCTTCCTGCTTACGCTCAACGTCCTCGTTTACGTTGTGAAAGAAGGTGCTTTTGAAAGAGTACACCAAGACAACTGCAATAAAGCAGAATCCTAGCACACCTGCTAAGAATGTGCCAATCTTACTAAAAAACTTCTTCATCTTGCTATTGCTTTTATTTCGTCAACTTGTTTAAAGAACTCATCCAACGTGTCGGCAGTATAGTGGATGCCATTATAACGTATAAAGGATGCAAAGTCTCCCTTATCACTCTCCTCGAAGAGTTCAGACACCTTACAGCCGATTATTTCTGCCATTTGTTCTAGCTTGTCTAGTCCAATCTTTCTACGTCTAAGTAGTTGATTTAGACTTGTAACGTGTTCGTAGCCCATTTGTGCGGCTAACTCTGAAACTAATATATTGTGCTCTTTGCAGCACTCTTTTATTCGTAATTCTATCATAACTATCTATTTTAATGGCGCAAAGATACGAAATTATTTCGAAACTAGCGCATTTTTGAGAAACTTTTTATTTTTGTTAAGCGCAGAAATGCGCTATTAATTGTTAAATACTTTAAGACTTTCGCAGAAATGCGCTACTTTTTAGTTAAATAGCGTAAAAATAAGAAAGAAATATCGCAAAACGTTTGTGACTTTCGCATAAATGCGCTACTTTTGCACTCGAAATCAAGTTGGTTTGGTTTCCAAAGCGGAGCGATGGCACATTAGTGAATTGATGAGAAACAACCGCTATATAAATAGTGTTAGTCAGCAATACGGAGAGGTAGAACTCTGTAACACACCGAGGACAACGTACACCGAGTTAGTGGCACTCTCAAAGCACAAAGGCAAAGGAGCCTCAAACACTCATCACGCAAGATGGAAAAACGCTAGTCGTGTTAGACTAGAGAAATATCGAAACACGTTGACCCACGAACGTTAAGTGAGGGAGCTAGGCTGCATAAGGCTTGCAGACGTTGGGAGCAAACGTACACCTGCACTTTTATGTTTCACAATTTAATAGCAACAACAATGGCAACAAACAAGAAGATAGAGTTAACGGCTCACCAGTTGTGGGTACTTAAATATATCCTGCACGAGGTTGAAAGTTGCGAGGATGGTGCTTTCGGCATCTACCTCACTCCAAAGGAAAGAGTATCACTCGGACAGATAAGAAGTAAATTGTAAAGGTATGAAGAAGTTTATCGTAGTTAGAGAGTTCATTCAGCCTAACAAGATACCACGTATCATGGGGCAGTTCGAGACAAGAGATAAAGCAGAAGCCTTTGCTTTGGGACATGAAGGCAAATGCTGGGTGTATGAAATGAGTATGTAACAATGTGTGGGGAGATAAGGGGGCAACGCCCCCACGGGGCTGCGCCCCTCCCCACGTCTAACAGACAAAAGATTATGGGAAAATATTTGGTAAACACGTACAGCACTATCAGAAAAACAAACGGAGATACATTTCGATATGAAGGTTTCACAAAAGTGCTTAGCGAGAATGTAGTAAAAATCGCAAAACAAGCTAACAAGGAAGTTGGCTACAAGTACGTAGGACGTTTCAAAGATACACACGGACGCTATTACACCAAGTATGCGTACGTGGCTGATGAGTTTTCTAACTCGAAACGTGAAGTTATCTACTTCGTAACAATAACAAAATTAAAATAAGGCTTATGGAAAAGACAATAACACTTACGAGCGATGATATTTGTATCATCACTCTCGCTTTACTAGATAAGGCGATGAATATCAAGAACTCAGCGAAGATATGCGGTATTACCCTATCTTCGCAGACATTAAACAAACTTGCTAGCATGCAAGAATTAGTTAACAAGATTAATGATTAAGAGATTATGGCAAAGAAGAATAAATACTGCTATGGTTGGGCAATCTGGACTAACTACGGCTATGGATGGGAAAAGGAAAGTGTTTACGACAAAAAGGAAATATCATACTCCCAAGTGAAGAAAGATGCGGCTGAATACAGAGTTGCAGGCGCACAGACGAGAATCACAAATACTAGATGGTTGAACGATTAAAAGATACGATTATGAGAAAGAACAAGACTTACGAGCAGCAGAAGAAGTACTATGACGAGTACAACGACTATGAGAGTTTGGGAGCCATCTTTATGTATTGGCTTGAATGCGGCAACGAGACCGCAGCACAGATGCAGGAGACCTACAGAGAGTGCAACAGAGAGTGCAAGGAGTTCATTTGGGAAGACCTCTACCACCTTTGTAACAAAGAAACGTTCGATAAAGAAACGTTCTACAAGTTCGTTAGAATCTTCAACTTTGGCAAGAAGTAAAATTGGTAGCGGTCAGCGAATAGAGGAGCACATCTAGTTCAAGCCTAGAGACCGCACAAGTATAACAATTAAAAGAAAGGATTTATTATGGACATTACAATTTATTTGCTATGCGCCTTGTTTGGAGCATTAGCAGGGTACAGAATCAGAGACGCTAAAGATATGGAGGACGAGTAGTATGGAAGTAATAAGAGTAACAAAGACGGCACGCAACCGAATAGACGCTATTTTTACAGGTAGTAAGATGTTCTTCTTCAATCCCGATTTCGGACTTGTGGCAATAGCTAACAGATATGACACAGCAAACAACGTATGGGATAAGAAATTCATCCACTATTGGAAGATAGAGCGTAGTGAACAGATAGGCAAAGATATGATAGAGAAGACCATCAAGAAGTACTATTCACAATACAATTCTTGCTACTTAAAGGTCTCTCATCAATTCGAGTACACAAACGAGGACAACAAGCCGCAACACGCTTTACCTTATATCGTTGACATAACATATAAAAACTGATAAGACAATGAAAAAGAGCATTAAGATAACTTTGGTAGTGGCAGCGATAGTTGCCCTGCCACTTATGGCAGCAGGAACGCAGGATGATAGCAAGGAGAAACTATCGCTTGTGGATTTCATAGAGTACTGTAGAACTTGCGAGAATCTTCGCCAAGTGAATCCGGCAAAGGACTACACCAAAGCCAGCCTTCACGAATTGAAGAGCGCAGCACGTTTCTATGAGGAGCAGGAGAACTTTGCCGACTGCACCGACAACCCGCAGCAGGCAGAGATAGACAAGATTATTAGCAAGAACAAGTAACAAATTTAAAGAATAGGAGATAAGATTATGAAAGCAGAGAACGCAGTTAAAATGAGTGACAATTTGGTAGGTATTGAGGTTCATACTATCCAAGATGTTGTAAAGGCGCAAGCCGCAGGACTTAATTTGTTGAACAAAGACGGACTAGGTTACGAATATGAGGTAATAAATGAAGAGAGCGGAGAAGAGCGAGAGCCAACCGAGCAGGAAATCTTCAACCGCATCGCTAAAGACCTCGCAGAGGATAATGAAGTTTACGCTTGTATGTACATCGCAAACGACTGGTGTGTGCAGAGAAATGCCAAGACGAACTTACTATGCGATTTCTATCTCCATCAGCACGTTTACACTATGCACGAAAACAAGATAGTGGAAGGCGAAATCGTCTATCTTTCTCTAGCACAAGGAAGTTTGGGAGACGATGCGGCAAACGCTCTCTATGGTGATATGGCAGAGCAGTTGTACTACAACATTGGGTACTACTTCACAAACGGCAGAACACCAAAGATAGGCTTTGAAAGAGAACAGATTATCAAAAAAATCAATTCTTTGAAGATGCACGCCCACGTAGTGCTGAAGACGAAGAAATGTGGCTATCTGACTAGAGACCTCGAAGAGATATTCGCAACCACGGATGAACTTGTAGCTAACTTAATGCAGGACTAAGGATATGGTAATAGTAATCAAATTCTTCAAGGGAGCCACGTATGTTGATAGGTTTAACAATATGTACAGAGCCAAAACAACATTTGTAATGAGAAAGACCCCATTTCGTGAGAGCTATTATCTCACGAATGGGAAACTGACAAGCAAGAACACCTGCCTAGAGCGCATCAAGTGAAGTTGTTGCTAGTTGTTTATATAGGGCGAATGCGGTAGCCAAGCCGCTACTACAGATGGTTGCAAGTACCATCCGCCCCCTAATATTAATATTAAAAGAAAGGATTTTATATGAAAAAGTATGTAGTAGAAATCGTAGAGAAAATCACCTACAAGGTTTCGCTAGACGCAGCATCATCCGAAGACGCAGAGAATGCCGCAAGACGTTTGTACGATTTGGGCGCTTTGGAGAATGGCGAGTTGGAGAGTGTTGCATTTGATGTAGAAGAGCAGGGAGGGCGAGCAATATGAAGAAGCAGAAAGTATTCGTATTGGTTCAGCACGGCAACGACAACCAAGACTATTCTAGCGTTGATGTTGCCGGAGTCTTCCACACCAAGACCGCAGCAAAAGAGAGAATGCAGGAGAAAAAGGATGAGATCCTAGGCTTCTACAAGGAAGAATATCCCGATAACTATGAGGTGACGGAAGACGAGGAAGAAGCATCGTGGTGCTGCTCCTGCAAGAGTAGCCCGATGTTCGATGAGTTAGTATTAACAGAAAAAGAAGTGGAGTAAACTATGAGCAAGCGGTATAAGTTTAACGAGTATGGTGTTTGCATCAACCCAGACGAATCTGCAAAAATCGGTTCGGGTATGACTTACATCATCATAACAACGGCATTAGTGAGAGGTAAGTGGACGTTTGGAATCCGATATGCCCTTGTTGACCGAGGAGGATGTTGGGGCAACAATCTCAGCAATCCGAATTGGTACGGAACGCAGCAAGCCGCCATTACTGCCGCTTTGAAATGGATAAAAGATTGGCTGCAAAGGCAAATCAAAGTTGAAACAAACAAGAACAACTCTGTTTGCAAGAATGCCAATAAGTTGTTGACGGAAATAGAAAAGATTCTCCCGAAACAGAGATACGTACAACTAGATTTATTTGAATTTTGATTATGAATAAGCAGTTATTTTATTTCGTTTTCCCTCAGTCAGGGGAGACGATTACAAAGGAAATGAATCCTTTGGCGGTGAAGGATGCCGCAGTGAAGTATTTGAAGACTCAGAACGAGGTGAGAGGTGATATTTGCATCATCAAGGATAGCCGAGAGAACGTGATTGCTATGGGCTATGTTAGCGATAGCATGAAGGTTTCTTTCTTCACCGAGGATGAGACAGTTAACGACATCAAGCCGATAGGAGTAATCGAGGAAGGAGGGGAGCGATGAGTGAAATCAATTTCAAGGCAATACGAGTAAAAACCGGTACGTGGGTTGATTGTTCCCCTACTATCAGAAATAGCGAAGTTTTTTCTAACCATAAAGAACTTGGCGTAATAAACTCATATTTGATTGACACCAACACCCTCTGCCAATTTACTGGTGCACGGGATTGTGACGGAACACCTATCTATGAGCACGATTTGCTCAGATGTAAAAGGACAGACAGCATCTTCGAGGTGGTTTGGAATCAAGGCAACACTAGTTTTAGTTTAGTGAATACCGAATACCCTGTTCTCTATCCAACAAATACTTTAGGGAGAATGTTACATAATAGGCACCTAAAAGTTGTCGGCAATAAATTCGACAAGAAAGGAGGAAAGAAATGAAATTACGGCAGGCGAAGAAGATTCTTTGCAGAAAGAAAAACTATTTTTGGAGACCACGAATCATGGCTTACTCTTATGGCTTTGGCGAAGACCACAGAATCGCAAAGGCTATCCGAAGGGTTCGAGCCTATCAGAAGAAAGGAGGTAAGAAATGACAAAGCAGGAATGGTTTGTGCTCTTCATCTTTCTGTTTACGATATTGATGGCAGTACTAGGATAAGGGGAAGGAGATATGGAAAAGAAGGCAAGAATCATCGTATATGACGATGTGGGAATACTTGACGAGAGCGATACCCTTTTCGAAGATAAGGAGCAGCTTGCAGGAATCGCCAAGCAGAACCTAAGCCAAACCCCCGATGCCGAAATGGTGGAAGTATGGGCAGGCGGCAAACTTGTGATGAAGTTCGAGTACAGCCGAAAGCACAAGATTGTGCCAGCCAAGAATCTGCATCCAGGGTGGGGAGGACGGAGAGACCGAGCAGGAGCACCGAGCAAGGGCGCTGAAGCCCTAGTAAATCGGGTAGTACTGCACGTGAATGAAGAAACCTTCGACTTTTGCGAGTCTCTAGGAAGAAACAAGGCTGAATGGATAAGGCAAGCCATCAGAGAGAAGCGAGAGCGAGAGGAAAACAGCAAAGGGTAGTCAGAAATGGCTACCCTTTATTCGTTTGCAGCACAACGAGTTAGATAGAGTGATGTTATCAAGTATGTTATCAGAATTTGCCATCTATGTTATCAAATGCTGAGTAAACGTCCTTGTTGAGCGTTCGGGCATATCTTTGGGTCTGTCGGATATTGGTATGCCCGAGCACCTTAGCCACCACGTTCAGCGGCATTCCGAACGAGAGAAACAAGGTTGCAGCCGTAGCCCTGCCCATGTGGGAGTGCAGATTTGGCACGTTGACCATCATTCCGATAACCTTCAGATATTCGTTGTACTTCTGATTGCTGATGCAGGGCAGCTTGAAGTTGTACTTCTTGAGCACGGAGACCGCACCAGCCAGTAACTGGAAGGTGAAGTCTGTATCAGTCTTCACACGCTTGGCATGGTAGTAGTACTTGCCATCTGCCTGCTTGCACTTGGTGAAGTCGAATGCCATCAAGTCGGAGTAAGCCAATCCGGTATAGCACTGCATCAAGAAGAGGTCACGAGCCTTCGCAAGGTAGTCGTACTGCAAGTGAAGGCGCTTGATGCTCTCGAACTTGTCTATCGGCAGGCAGTCGACAAACTGCTTATCGCCCTTCTCAATCTTGAAAGGCAGATGGTTGTACGGATTCTTGTCTATCAAATCATCTATGCAGGCATCACGCACGAACAGCTTCAAGTACTTGTGATAGCAATATACGGTACTCTGCTCCAATCCCTTTGCGTGAAGATACTCATCAAGCTCACGAACCTTGGAAATATTGATGTCGGAGAACTCCTTGATTTTACCATACGTCTTCAAGAAGTCAGTGAAGACCTTGTATCTTCTCTTGGTATGGTCGCTTACCTTGCGCTCTCGGGATCGCTTCTCGCAGTAGGCGATGAAATCTAGGGATTTGTTGGCAGCACCCTGCATAAGGGCAGGAATCTGATCCAAATCAGTAATGCCCTTGGAGTTCATCTTGATGACAACATCGTTTGCCCTCTCCAGTATGGCATCAATCTGCTTGTTATACAAGTCTGACTCCTTGCAGCGAATGACACGCTTACTACTATCCGACCATTGAGCCGGACACACTTTCACACCAGTGGAGAAGTACTTTCGCTTACCTCCACAAGTGAACCTCAATTCTACCGAAACTGCCTTCTGTGCAGTACCTCGGTGGAGACGATTGTGAATAACACTTAAATTAATTACGCCCATAAGTTGATAACATTTTTACAAGCAGGTGATAACATATTAGTAACCCACTTCGATTTAACATTTCTAAAGGAATGCCGAACGAACTATGTATCAGCTTATTGCAGAGATTGCCACGTAAACGATTCTACGACACGTCTATATTCCGATGTTATCAATCTGTTATCAGCCAATAAATGCAAAAACGGGCATAACTACCTAATTAATAGGAAGTTATATCCGTTCTACTTCTAGAAATTTAAGCTGTGATTGTGCCTTTTTTTCTTAATTTGGTACACCCTTAGGGATTCGAACCCTAGACCCACTGATTAAGAGTCAGTTGCTCTA